TCTGGTCTGAAGTTTTCTTTTTATCTGCGGCTGCTACATTTTTAGCTGCGGCAATTAATTGTGCTGTATTTTCTTTTTGTTGTTGCTTGCCAAGGCTTATTAAAGAATTGAATTTGCGAGTCTCGTTCTCTACTTGTATTATGCTTTTCTTTGCATTCTGAGCATCCTTATCTAGCTGGTCAAACCCTGAATCTGGAAGTGTTTTCTTTAATTCCTGTGCTGCTGATAAAAGCTTTTGGAATTCAGCTACTATTTCCGAAAATACCTTTAAGGCTTCCGGCGTGATTATATCATTCTTTTGAATTGTTCCGCTCATTGTTCTCTTTTATATCTTTCAATACTCCTACCCACTCTTCAAGTAAAATATTTCCATCAATAGAATATCCCTGCTTTCTTATCTGTGCCAACATCATAAAGAAGTCGCTATGATTGCTTTCTTCTTCTGTATTTTTTAAGTTTCTTAGTTCATAGTTAGTTATCCGTCCTTTTATCTTCTGTAATAGCTGCTCTGGATTATCACCTTTTATTCCAATCTCAGCCAATGCCTCGTAGCCTTCATCCATCCCAATGGTTGCTAATTGCAATCCTGTATTCATTATCACAAGGTCACAATCCCACGCAACATCTTTCCTTTTAGTTTTAAGGAATATTTCAAAAGAGCTTTCATCGATTTCGCGGAAATATCTTTCAACTATTTCCCTCCATCTATTTTTTTGATGCTCTGGCTTTGCCTCGCCCAGAAGATTCATCGTTTTTACCCACTGATTGTTCAGTCGTTTTATTTCGGTTGCTAGTTCCTCTGGATTTGAGATCAGTAGATTTTGTTGACTTTTTACTACTTGATTCAGGTTTTTCTGAATCTGGTAATACATTTTTGCTTTTATGGTCTCGAAACTTAATAATTTCGATAACTCCCCTTCCTCTGTCGACTGAATCTTTTTCCTCATAGTCATATAATCTACTGAAACCTCGTTGTGTCCATGTATGAAATTGAACATCCACTTCCATGTGAGCTGCAAACTTTATTGCTTTTTCTCGCATTACGTCTTTCTTCTGACGTTCTGTATTTCCACAATTACATCCCATAACTTAAATTTTTAGTAACCTAATTGCTGTCTTATTCCTATCATTAATTCTGGAAATATTTGCTCCCTAAACTCCGATAAGTTTTCCTTTGTAAGTCCAAAAATTAATTGACCACCATCCTTGCTGTGCTGTTCTTTAACTAGCCTTTCAAGATAATTAGTTTTGATATCAAAAGAATCCACGATTATATTGCCTTCCAAGTCAAAATCTATTACAATACCTTGTTGAAAATTACCATGCAAATGCAAATCATACTGCCCGTAGTCAGCCAATGTGCCAAGTATCTGCTTTTCGTCTGAATAAGATTTCCACTTTAATATTCCTAATATGCTACCATCAGATGCTTCCCCTAAAAGCTGCTGCATCTTAATATGACCTATCAGGCTTTCTTTCTTTTTGACAACAGCACGCTTAAACACTTCCGTAATGTCAATCTTCTTAAACTTCTCTAATTGTTGCTCTATCTTGTTCATTGAAAAGAAAGGGGTATTTTACGCCCCTTTATTTTATATTCCTGAAGCTACTGCACCACTCGATATTACCATCACCGTATCAGTTCTGTCAACAGGAGATGCTAGGTCAACATCACCAGCCATTCCGACACCTGTAATAGTGTACTGTCCTCTGACACTTGCACTCTCAACAGCCGAACTTACCGTTCCTGTTGCTATTGTCCAATCAGCAGATGTTAATCCTAATCCGCTAATCTGCTTAGACTGACCGCCACAATCGGCTGCTATGTCAACTACTATTGTAGTAGCTGTTGCTCCGGCAGAAACAGTTAATGTAACCTCAGTTAATCCATCAACATCAGCTAAGTCCCATGCCATTTTACGAGAGTAATCATATTCGTTTAGGTCTTTGTCTGACACCAAATCAACGACTACTTTAACCATTTCCCTGTCGCTCATTGTAGGCAATGTTGCCTTTTCAATGTTTACGTCTGCGATGCGAAGCGGAATAACATTTGTTCCTGCATCAATAGTGCGTCCTCTTATTACGTCACCATAATACATATATAATCCCTGTTGAAATCCACGGAAATTAAGCAATTGCTTTTTAACGCATTCGTTTAAGTCGAAGTGAGCAGAAAAGCGATAATCACCTTGTTCCATTAGTTTCCTTGATCCATCGTCATAATCATGATAAGTTGGCTCAGTAGATAAATCCTCAAAGCCTTTCATGTTATGTAATGGGAATATCTGCTGTGCCTGAACAGCGTCCTCCATCGTTGCTTGCAATAGAAAATTTGCAGCAGTTGATGTGTTCCCGTCTATTGCAAAGCCCAATCCGGTAGGCTTACCGAATCTGCTGTTCTTGTCGCAATAGTTCTGTCCTGTGTAACCTGTAGTATCACATGCCATAATATTAACAATTATTGTATTTTTTAATTTTTAAATCTTTAAATCGTATCTCAATAGCATCCAGGTGATCATTGAATATCGACCCATCAACTCCGTACACTGCTTCTTTACCCCAAAAAACTCTGTCGAATTTAGAATACTCAATGTCTTCAATCGAAGTAACGTCGAAATAATCACTCTTAGCTATGCTGGCCAATAAGTACTGCCAAATAGGATAAAGAATAGGCTTAAATGAATATTGATAACGCAAATCACTAGTATAATTCTGATTAGTGTCAGTAACAATAACAATTTTTACTTCTGGGATGGTGTACTCAAACACGCCCCTGCCAGCAGATTGTTCCTCAAAGTCTTGGATCAATATAATCAAAGGATACTTCTTTTCTTTTTCAGAATCGTCAGTATCTTTAATCGTAAGCCGTTTTAGAATGTCCAGAATGTGACCATACATATAATAAGGCTTTTCCTCACTATTATAAAGTAACTTAACGTTATCTACAACGCTTCCAAGAACATCTACGAAATATCTGCTATCAATTGTCATATTCCAAATGCGTTAATCTTCCATAGAGGGGCGAAAACCCAATCTTCATAATCAGTTAAATTCGCCAATAGGAAATTAAATAAACTTGGTTCTGCGTTAATATGGGAGTAATTGCCATTATCAAGGAAAAAATCAGGATATCTTTTATAGTATCTGTTTTGTTTCCCATGAATATTTGCCAAATCATTCCATACACTAACCATTTTTACTATTGCCGAATGAGCGACTGAATTTTCACCCTTTCCTTTTCTCTCTCCTAAACCTGAATTGAAACTTTCAACATTCACTCTATTCTTATAGTATATATAATTTGCTATCGGTGAAATCTTTTCATCATTCACTAATCCTTCCCATTTAGTATTTATAGTTCTACCATTGTACTCAAATGAGAATTCTGCACCGTTAATCAACTCATTATAATTAGTGTACACACTAGCGTCTATTTCTGCCTGAACAGCTTTCCATAGCGTGTATCCAAGTAATAATTTTAGATATTCCGGTTCATACCTTACTATTGCAGCGATTAATGGTGCTTTTAGTTCAGCTGTTGAACCAAATGGCACATTAATGTCGCGAACAAAATAACTTGTATCAATCAGGTTTGCCATTACTTATTATTCTATTCCAAGTTCTTTTCTGCGGTCTACCAAAACTGAGATAACGCCTTTCCTTTCATCAGAATCAAATTGCTTCAATTCTTCATGGTCGGTTATGGCATTAATCAATTTAGCTGTTTCTTTAACGTTAATCGGAGGCTCTGGGTCAATAACAACTGAATTGGAACGTTTTTTCTTTACGATAAAAGCATCCAACTCTTTGTTGTCAATCTCCAATTTCTCACAGATCAATCCAACAGCTAACCTAAACCTACGTGTTCCTCTAATATTTACCATAATTAATTTCGTTTAGTATAAATATAAACCTTCGGAATCGTAACAGCAGTACCAGTTTGCAGATAAATTAACTTGTAATAAGGATATAGGTAGTTATCTAAACTAATTACTTCAGTATCCATTGCATCGGCCGTCAAACTAGTCACTGTTATAGTGTCTCCATTTGCCTGATAATTAACACCATCAATAGAGTTATAACCTATAATAGTACCACCCGCAGTGCCAGAAACAAAATCAGAATATAATTTAATTGTGAAATCCTGAGTTTGCCCATATCTGGATGATGATTTTACCCTATAGACAAAATTTAGAGTATCGGCATTTGTCAAAGTATCCAATGTTGTTCCCCAGATATATTTATACGACTGAGATGAAATAGTAGCGTCAGGAGTAACCTCCGTTGGAGTAGTCTGTGCATTTGCTACAAAAACACTAACTACTAATGCTAAAATAAATAATAATTTTTTCATGATTATACTCCTTTATCAATTGTGTTAATATCGGCAGTTGGATTTGTTGAAACAACAATTCCGGCAGGTTTTCCAACTCCAAATGCAGCTCTCATTTCAAATACAATAGTACGCATACCTTCAGTAAGGTCAGAACCATCCAAGCCAATTTCGAAGTTAATATCCTCACGGATACCAATTTCAGCAGCTTCGTTCCACATTACGGTTACTTTAGAAGTGGTCGGTATTTTGTTTTTGATAACAGCTAATCCGTGTACACGTACAAGATTACCCATAGTATCATAAACAATACCGCGAGCTTGCAAGTAGTTTTCATCCAGGTCTTTTAACCCTTCGATTTCATCTATCTGAGTAGGATGAAGAACAACAGCATTAACATCTTGATCTGCATTGTAAGCTTGTAGCCTCATTTTGCGAATCAAGTCTACAATGTTAGCAGCCTCTACGGTATTTTCAAAAGTAGCAGCTACAAAAGCTGTGTAATTACCGGCAACATACATACCTTTAATATCGGTTGAATTATCTCCTGTTGCAGAGAAAATCCTTGTATCCAAAGTTGTCAAAATTTTGTCCGGTGCGATACGGTTCAATTTGCTAACTAAACGGTCAATATCTGCCAGATTCTCTTTCGATACTCTAAAGTGAGTAGCAATAGTGAATACTTTAAATTCAAGAGTTTTGAATTTCAATGAAGATTTTCCACTTGCAGTACCGTCTGCCGCCTTCAGTGCAGATCCATCAAAGTAAGTGTACTCAACAAGAACACCCATGTACTTGTCTACAATTGGGTCAGTTGGCAAGAATTGAATAGCATGAGTATCTTTCGTAAGATCGATAAGCACATCACGCATTTTGTAATCGGTCAAGAAACCAATATTTACACCTGGGTCTTGTCCGGGAGTCAAAGTTAATGCAGTGGTCATGTCAATAGCAGCTTTTAAGGAAATCTTTGTGCTGTTATTGTCATATCCTTTCATCATTTTGGCTTTCTTCCCGCGAGTTGCATCCACAACATATTCTTCAATATGTCCAGCACCTTTTAAGGCATCATACAGCAATGTACCAAAGCCTTTTTTACCTTCTTTTTGCTCCAATTTGCCACCCTTCATCTCTTTAATTTCGAGTTGTGACTTTTTAAGGTCGTCCTGAACTTTTGCAAGATCGTCACTTACTTTCTTTAATTCAGCATTGGTAAAATCTTTCGATTTTTTCTCCAACTTCTCAAGCTCTGCATCTACTTCTGTTTTTGTCATTTTGCCAGCAGCAGCCTCAGTGGCAATCCTCTTGTACTCATCCTTGAATGAATCAAGTTGAGACTTGTTCCTATCAGATGTATAAGCCGCCAATTCCCCAGTTGATAAACCTTTTACTTGTTCATCATTGAGTTCAATAAACTTACCATCCTTCATCCAAATTTTCATATTTTAATTTTTTAAAAGTGATAAATAAAAATTTCTTTTCTCGTTTTGAGTGTCCTGTTTTGACGGCTCGGTATCCTGTTTGTGAGTGTCCTGTTTTGACGGCTCACTTTTGTTATTTTCTAATGTAGGTGTCACAAAATTGCTACCCATTGGAACCGCACTGCCTTCAATTGCCTTAGCTTCCAAAACATACCAAAAATATCCTAGTTTTTCGGCAGTGTCCTTATTGGCTATGTCTGGATAGTATTTGTTCCATGCTTCGAATTCATTTGGGTAATCTTCGTTATTGATAGCCAGGTCATACTTAATGTAACGCATTCCTACCGAATGATTTTTAACCCATCCATTCGCGTATTGATTAAACATTTCTTCATTACGCTTCTTTTCGATTGTAGATTCAAAAACTAAAGCCTGCGTTTTGCCTTCAAAGTTATAACCAAGCTCTGACCAAGAATAATCTTTTGTGTAAGCCTTTAGATTTTTACCATCTGAAATAATACTTGAAAATGCCATTCTATGCTCCTGCAAGTGCATTATACTTTTGTTTTCACTTAGGCTTTTTTTCCAAATACCCCTAATATGAACATCAGAATGCGAATCCATCAAATTAGTTGTATTGATAATTACAATTACTTTAATTTCATCCATATTACTGGCATCAAAAGACTCATTAGCCTTGGCAGCATCTTCTTTTGACCTTACAATTGTTGGAGAAAAAGAAATACAGTCGGCTTTTTTTAGCTCAGCCATTTTTTGTGCTGCTAAACTATTCTTGTTTTTGTATAAAAACTTAAATAGCTCTTCTTTTGTTTTGAATTTATCTTCGTCAAATAGTTCCATGACGTTATTTTTTAATTATTTCGTTCCGGTCAATTTTATCCTGTTTCATTTTGCGAAGTTTTTCAATTTCTTTTTTATCAAACTTCTTCCCTTTGCCTGTTTCGGTATCATTATCCGTTTTCATCAGTATTTGAATTTAAAGTATAATTACCTTTTATTTTGAAAATATCTTCATCTGACATTTCGGTAATTCGTATTTTAGCCCAAGGTTTATCAATAGCTGCTACGCCTAGTGCCTGTAGCCAGTAATTATAAGTTGTAGCTCCCGAAAAGAACAATTCTTTCTGAACTGTATTTATATTCTTATTAATTTCTGAACGGTCTTTTACATTTTCTTGTAGAACAGGAATATGATCAAAACTAACAATGTATTCATAATTGAAATCCCTACATTTTAACCAGTTGTTGATGTCCTCCCATCTATCATTCTCTTCTGGGATCGTAGTATTTTGGTACATCCTGCGCTCAGAACTTTCCTGATTCTCAAATGTAGCTCCTTTCATGTACAGCTTAACAAGTACTTCTGGGACTCCATATCTTTCAGCTACTATCATGCCATCTGATGCTATTTCATTTAAAAGACCAAGTTTTCTTACGTCCTGATCAATATTATGAACAGCAATATTCTGACGAGTAACCATGAATTGCTTTTGGCCTTTCATGAATCCATAACCTTCCGGGCCTGTCAAATCTTCCTGGACTTCTTTCTTTTCATCATCATCCATTGGGATAGCACCAAGATTGCCATCCTTACTTGCATTGGAGATAATTGCTCTCATGCCACGATCAGATGCAATCGCATTTCTACTCTCGTAAGCTATTTTAATATTAGACAAAGGCCATGTAAGAGAGACTTGACGAGATTCACCTAATATCAAATCATCGGTTGATCTTAATCTTACATTCGGCTCCTTCCGGTGAAGTATTTCATTTGTAGAAAAATCTTTCTTATACGTTCCCCACTGCCATTCCCATCCTTTTAGAATAGAATCAAGACTTGCAGCATCAAAATATTTTCCGGTTATTGACGGCTTCATATATTGTGGCCACACCCCCCACATATAAGCAATGTCTTTAATATTTACATCATTAGTTACGCTATTACCGTAAATGTAGGCATTCCCGAAAACATCTTTAAAAATAGATGCTAATGAAAGAAATTCTTTTGTAGATTGAAGTGGGTTTGGATTATTTTTTAGCCGGAACATAGATCTTAGAATCGCATCGCTTGATTTGCTTTTCTTAAAATCTTTATCAGTGATTATTTCGCCTGTTATAATGTTTCTTACACTGACAGTTGCATTTGCAGAATAATCAGCCTTGATATTAATAACAGACGACAAGACTGGATTTATTCGATATTCATTTTCTAATGCAGTGTAGTTATTAAGAGTAGTGAATCTGGCATTTCCACCCATTAAGGCAGTGGCCATATTTGTCAATGAAATGTTAGGAACAGACTTCGAAATCGTTCCACCAATTAATTTTTGAGCACCCCAGAGCTTAATCCTATCAAAAGCCATTGATATTATTTATGGTTTGCACAAAGTTATAGATAAAATCGAATTATGCAAAATCTATCATAAATAAAATTGAATAGATAAAATCTATCAGTTTTCACAAAAAGAAAGAGAGAATCTATTGACTCCCTCTTTTGCTTCATTTTTAATGTGATTTTATGGTTTTATTTCAAATACTGTTTAAGCAATCTTTTAACCACATAAGCCATACTAGGCAGAATATTAGCAGCAGCCGACTCATTAGCCTCTGAAGTGGTTGTGTAGGCATTTAATTGCTGCATATAAGTTTTATAATAAGTTCCATCCGAATCTTTCTCGAATATGAAAGTATCTTTAATAAACCCGGATTCACTCAAAATGTAATTGTCTTCTTTCCTGAATTCTTTTATGTGACGAATCGGTATTTTCATCGGCTTTAATCCAATATGGAAAGAAACAAATGAAGGATCACATTCAATAAATATTTTCTTGGCACCAATGAACTTATTTTTTAATTGATCAATATTATCAGAAGGAAGCATGGAATTAAAAATACAATCGGTGATGAATATTTTCTGATTCTTAATCTTAGCATACAAGGCAAGAAAATTGTAATCGGTATTTTTGCTATTCGTACTGGTTATTTTGATGTAAATAAAGTCGTAACTGTCCGTGAAATCGTAATCTTTCCAGTATTTTAAGTTATCTCTGTTGAATATCTCGCTGTCTGAATAAACTCCTATTGGGAATAGGTGGGTGAAGCCGTAAACTATGGCATCTAATCGGTTTGGTGATTTTTCTCCTGGCTTTCCAGTATATAGTGCCATTTCTGTTTCTGCATCGGGAAATCCACCAACATGACTTATTTTACCATTGTCGTATAAAGCCGAAATCGGTTCCGCTCTCAAGAGCTTACCTTTAGTGGCATGAATACCTTTTACTGGAATATTTTCATTAACAATCTGTATAGTGTGCCGAATTAGGTCTCCGCCAGCATTCGTTTCAGCTACAACCCATGTTGCTCTATATTTCAAATAAAGATCGCACACTATTTTAGACCATTCTTTTGGCGAGTACGTTCCTGATTTATCTTCAAGCAAATAGCCTCTGCCGTCAAATCCTTTGGCGCAAACGGCAATCCCTGTCTCATCTGAAGTTATTTTAGCTGTCGTCGCAGGATCAACAGCAATCACTATTTCTTTTAGTTCTGGCCTATTAACTAACCTATATTTATTAAAATTAGCTTCTGAGAATAAAGACCCTTCTTCTACATCTGCAAAATCGCCTTTATAGAAACGTTTCCTTTCTTCTGCCGGAAGCTCAGATAGCATTTCAATGTATTCTTTGTCGATATTAGCCTCATTGTCGATAGGATTCATCTTCATGTAGCAATACTGCTCAGGATGCTTAATAAGTGTCTTATCTCTTGGGTCAATCTGCTCGACGAATAATTTGTAGCACCAGTGAAGTTTTGAGGGTGGATTGAGGTCAAGGAATATGCGATTTGTCAATCCAGATTTTTGAGCAAGACGAGTTTTTAGTATTGTGTAGGTAGTGTATGTGAGCTGCGAAACTTCATTCATCCATATCGTACTCAGTTCTATACCAAGTACTTTGTCTAATCCGCGAGCATCATCAGCACCTACAAAATGTATTTCGGAGCCATTCGAGAAACGAGCAAACCAATCTTGTAAGTTTAATTTATATTCAACATTCATTAATTGGCAAACGTCCTTGAAGGTTTCATTTACAATTGACCTTTTTATGTCTGAGAAATGTAGCCTAACGATTAAATGCCTGGACTTCTTTTTTAAAGCTCTGAACACAATAAAGAACATTATTATGAATGATTTTCCACTACGGCTTCCGCCATAAAGCATTGTGTATCTGTGAGTTAGCATTAAATTTAATGCAACTTCCTGCGTAGGATTATTCTTAAAACTAATTTCTCCCATTGTAGTCTGATTTATATTCCCAAATATTACCACCAACTGTTTTATACTTTCCTTTACAGCATTTGGCTATGCCGCTTGCGTCTAATCCCGTCTGTCTATGGGCATCCATTATTCCTTCGTATTCAGATACTAAAGTTCCATTTATTGTTAATTTCACTATGGGCATACTAAGGTGATGATCTTTTCCAAATTTACCAGTGCATGAGCCAATTCTTAAACCTGTATCGAATGCGTGCTTGTTGTTTTCTGAATGAGTAGCTTTCTCTAAATTAAGATAAAAGTTATTGGTTTTTATACTATCAATATGATTCGTTGTTTTTTTGTTTTCTGGATTATCGAGGAATGATCCTGCCACTATAATGAATGCACGTTTGATTTATTATCAGCCCCATTAACATTAATTCCAACTATCATATAGTTATCGTTAAAATTAGTAACTCTAAGTATTCTACCTTTCATGGCATGCCATACCTTGCCATTCCATGCATCCCTACCAAGGCTCTTAACGCGACCAAAATTAGATACACAATAAAATCCTTCAAACTCCTTCACATCCCTCCATTCTTCCTCAATTCCAAACCAAACTTTAGCTGCTCTAATTAAAACAGGTAAAAACTCATTTTGATTTCTTCCGGTATCAAACATTTTACGGAACCATCCTGAATAGATCTTAGCAATTTCTTCTTCTTTAAACTTTGATTTCATTCTATCGTTTTTTATTATACGTTATTAAAAGAATTGGAGCAGGAACGTAGAGACCTCTTGCGATCCGCCGCTAAGCGAATACTCCAATCCAAAGATACAAAATATTTTAATACCTACATGGATTCCTTCGATGGTTCTTCCTATTCTGTAATGTCCGGTTATGCAATTTATTTACCTGTATTGCCAATTCATCAATAGCAATAGAAGTATCTTTGAATGCTCTCTGTATGTGTATCGTTACTGAATCAATCTCTTTTAGCCCCATTGGTTAGATTAAATTATTCTATTTTCTTTTTTATTTCCACTTTTACTTTCTCAATATACTTGGAAAGATTTTCAAGTTCATATTCTGAGCAGTCATTGAATTGTCGTACGCTTTCCAATAATTTACGCATATTTAAAAACTCTTTTGATGGCGGTTCTGGTATTTTTTCCATAACTATTCAATTACTCTAAGTTTAACAAGTTCATCGAAACATCGTTTGGTTGCCTTAACGTCTTCCCCGGCATCGTGAGCAGGAAATTTCTCTTCAAACAATTTATCGTACAATTCCAGCAAGGTAGGAAATTTTAATCGATTAGAATCCTTTTGCTTTGCACCAATGAATTTAATCGTTTTCATCATTGTGCAGATCCTTTTAGATTTATCCAAAGCAGAATCAGCCATTAAGGCGAAAGAATCAGGCATCGCCCGAAGTATGTTTGCCTTTATGATTGAAGTGTCGAAGTAGATATTGTGAGCAATAATCTTCTCAGCCTTTGTGCAATCAGATATGAACTCAATCAGTACATCATTGAAGTAATGTCCTTTTCTCAATGCTATGTCCTGAGTTATGCCATGTATTTTAGCAACTTCATCGGATATTACCCAATCTTCTGGAAAGATTATATAATCCTTTAATTCTCCTTCGAATAGCCATGCAATCTGTACTATGTTAGGGAAGCCTTCGTAATCTGTTTTGTAATTCAGTCCTTTTGGGACAAGCCCGGTTGTTTCTGTATCGAATATTAATTCCTTAGTCATAGATTTTATTTATAAGATTAAATTTTCAATCAATTTCTTTTAAGTCTTTAAAGTTTCTCTAATTCATCAATCAATACATTTATCTCATATTGCAATGTTAAGATAATATCTTCCTTAAACTTCGTGACCTTTTCTGTAATGTATTTATTGCTGTGCTGGGTTTTATTAAAAGAATATTCCTGCTGCAAACATTCAATCCCATAAAGCCAACAGAAACAGAATCTTTTATGCTGGATATAACCTTTCCAATTTTGTTGATTCTCTCAATCAAATCTGCCACCACTTTTGCGTTTTTGTATTTCATGATTATTTTAGTTTATTTTTAGACTTATCTCCAGGTTCAAAATCGATCAAGATCCCTTCAAAGTACTTGACAGGAACCTTATTTTCTTTTATTAATGATCGCCTCCATCTCCGGCAAGTGTCACCATCAACCTTTAGATATTCAGCCAAAAGTCCGATATTGCGGAAATTCCTTATTCTTCCTGATTCAAATATACTGCATGGGTTTGATTTAGGCATTTATTCCAAGTTCTTTCCCGGTTAATGCAAAGTATAGGGTTTGGAGTTGGTGGACGTAATGTATCCTTAGATCTGTTGGACAATACATGGTGTTATTTTTAAAAGTTTTATAGCAACTATTACAATTCATCTCCTAAAGCATCCCATCCCTTTTTCCTGTCTCTGGCAAATAGCTCGATTCTGGGTAAGTCACCACAAAGCTCAACTATTTTATCAGCAAATATGTTTGGCTTCTTAGAATGTTGCTCATTTACTGCCTCAATGACTGATCTGATAGAATGACTAATTGGTTTAACTTTCCCTTTTGTTGCAATCAAGCAACATTCGGAACCTGCTCGCGTCCAGAAACCCATTCCGAAAAACATTTTCCAGAGTTTAGTTTTTTTAACCCAAACAAAACCGGTCATAGTTTTTAAAGTAAATCCCCATGCCTTGCATAAATCCAAAGCCTCTTGCGGCTGACTTCCAACCCACCACATAAATAGAATACAATTATCATCCGTATCCAACTCCATTTCTTTCATCTGTGCCAATGTCATTGTATTGTACTTTGCCGATGCTCCTGAAATCATAGAACCACCTGTGTTCTTGTTATTGAATGACCAAGGAGGATCTGCGTAGATTATTTGGTATTTCATGTTAGTTTAGATTCATTAAATTCCTTTCCTGCGAAGTTCCTCAGTAGTTGCATTACCCTTAGCTCGCATTTGTTCCAATGCAAGAAATACTCCTTTTACCTCATCTGGGGTAAGTCCAGATTCAATAGATGCCCTTAATATCGTGATTGTTTCTTGGAATCTTTTTATCTCATTTGCAAAATAAAGTGAAATTTCAATCAAATCTGAATTCATACTGCCATTGCGATCAATATCCTTTCGTGAGCATAAATCAATTAATTCATCAATTGAATACAGACTTTCTCTTGGTTCAACTTTTTCAAGTTCGCTAATGCTTCTTTGTGTCATTTCTATAATTTTTAGTTTATTTAAAAAATTGCCACCACTTCTTATTTTTACTTGTATCCACCCCAAGTAGTGCAATGTTTGCAGCCACTAAGAAGTCGTCTTGCATCTTTTTCATCGCAAAATATCCGTCCCTTCTATACACATCTCTGGACATGCGCTTAAATGTTAAACTTAGTTTTGTTTGCGCTCCACTTAGCGTATTATGCCTTACGCCATCTCTTTGTTCTTGATTTAATAATAGTTTCATTATTTAGTTTCTAAGTTAAAAAGGAAAAACACACCCACATTCCTTACAAAATGCACCATCTATCCTAGAAAATAGCACTACTTCTGACTGATCGCACTCATCACATTTACTCAGACGCCTAGCGACACCAATAGGGAGTAACTCATCCTTTTTCACGGTTGCGCTATGTTCTTTAATCGCATGTGCTAAATCAGATTTATTTGCACCTTCTGTCTCAATGAAGTTTTGTAGAATATATTCGTATTGTAATAGTAGTAGTTTCATTATTCAAGTTTTAATACCAACAAAGCTAATCAATCAAAAGAGTTAAATCAAATCAATAATATCTATCAAAGTAAAATCCCTATAGACAATACACACTCCGATTTTTTTTTACCGCGCGCCAAAACCGCAATCCATTTCTTCTACACACAAAAAGGAAAAGAATTTTTTTTCTGAAAAGCAAACAATACGAAGAATATACTAATCTAACATCAATTTGGAATTATTCAATCTAATTAAGATACTTAAAACTAAGGAAGTGTTGAGAGGTTGCATGAAGGAGTGGAATACCATAACTACTAATGAATATACAAGCCAATAGGACTAAAAGGGTTTTGAATTTGGGGGCGGTGGGGTACGTGTCCGGGCTTACCTGTTTAATATTGAATGAATGTGCTTAAGCTCGTTAATCGATGTGTTTCTGATCCTATCGGCGTTTAATATTACAACTCTGTTCTTATCTTTCGCGTTGCTGTTATACTCTGGCTTGTGTTTAAATATTAGTTCTTTCTCTTTGTTCTTTGCTTCGCGTTGTCCTGGCATTGAAAACATTTGAATATCACTGAACTTTCTATTTCTCCATGGATGATCCTTTAATCGTTTGTAGATATTCTTTGAACATCCGATATAAACTATCTTGCCATCATCAATAAGGGAGTAAACAAAGTAAATGCCTTTCAATTCAATATACATGTTATTTAATTTAGTGTACTTACAGATCGGAAGTTTGTCTTATAATATATATTGTGTTCATATATGTTAACTAGATTATTCCAGTTTTGGTCTATTGTGTTGCATGTGAGCGCAATACAGCGAGCACGATAAACAATCTCCTGTCCTAATATAAATGTAAGGTAGGATTTAATTGTGTACTATACAAGTTCTTTATGTGCTTCACGTTGATTTGTCAGTTTGTCAGGCGTATTTTGAACATGCCCGTTTACTTACAGTTTGACACAATAATAAGCGTTTTACTTACAGTCTGTTATTTCGTTACCGTCTGGATAAAACAGTTTATTGTATTAGTCGCGCTTTTGCTTTCATGTGGTATATTAAACGCAAAACCGACCCACTAAATTAATAATGAGCCGGAAAACTTTAATTCAAACTATGATGAAAAACAAACGATATCTTATTCCTCGTCTAATTTATCTTTTAACCCCTTATCCTGTACGTTAACTGATATGTTGGTGTTTGTGGCTGTTATCTCCTGCTTATCTGTTAAGCCTTCTAGCCTGGATACTATCAGAGGATTGAACGCCCCAACCATTGCACCTTCAAACCTTTGGGATGAAATTACATCGTGTATGTACTTAGCTATTACGGAAAAATGGAGGTCTTCTTCTACTTCTTTAATCTTCAAACCTTCTTTGAACTCGTTGAAGTACTGAGAGTTAACTCCGAGATGAATGCAAAGCCCTTGATAAGTGTAAGGCGTTTCTAAGTCAACACTACATTTTTGTCCTGCGTTTGGCCCTGATTTGATAAAGTCTTGTTTCTGCCATGGGTTTAATCTACAGTGCTCAAAGTATTCGTTTGCGGCGTCGAACAGTTGTTGCGGTGATTTAAACTTTCTGGGTCTTCCTTGTTTCGGAGGTAATATGTCTTGAATGTCTTTTATTAGTTTCATTGCTTTGTGTCTTTGTATTAAGCGATTCAAAGTTATAGCTAAAATTGATTACTACAAAATATATTATAGTTTTTCTTTATTGGGCGCTTCGCGCCGGGGAATTCTTTTTTTTCTTTTTTTCTTGTTGTCTCTATTGGGTAACGGTAGAACATTAATGTTGATCACTCGTTAAATAGTAAGATAGTATTATTCATGTGAAAATAGTATCATATTGTTGTTTGGTCCACTTCAATCACTTGATATTTAATAAATATTATCTATGTTATTGCTTGAATTCTCTTTATTTCCAGCTAACGTTTATACATTTGTATAAATATATTTTGTATTTTTGTTATGTGGGTATTGAGGTACTCGCAGTCGAAAGGCGGCACTTTCGAGGTCAAAGCCTCACTCTACCAAGAGAATAACAGGGACAGAAAGCGAAAACTGAAATATACGCTAAGCGCAGACCAGGAGCGGCAATCCTGCAGGAGTGAGAAAACAAAAGAATTCATTCCTATAAATGCAATAAACTGTTTAAATTGATTGTTATCAACTTGTACGCAACTACGATTCTATCTATCTTGTTTTATAGCACAGCGTTTACGCATCGCATAAATAATTCAATGGTATTACTGGCACGCTGATATGGAAAATAAGACAATTGAATTTATAAGGTTTCAAGACCTTGACAGTCACAAATTAAACTTTTAAAATTATCATCATGCAAAAATTAAACTATTCAAAGTTAATGGCAGCAAAGCCAACAGTTTATGAAACTATTGTTAATCAATTAGGCCAAACCATTGAACTTTGCGAGCATCCAACAGAAGGAGATCTTTATCCGGTCATTGCAGTTTATCACAAAGAAAAAGCCGCCGCAAACACTGATTTTTTTGATACTGAAGATTTTCACGAAGGTAGCGATTACAATCCTTGTTTTAAAGATGGTGAAATAAAATGTTTTTTTGAGTTATAAATTTCAAACGCCTGTCAAGTTGGTACGACGTGAAATAATAAACGTTAACGGTTCAATTCCGTATTCAGGCTCTAATTAACTTTAAAACTTTTATTATGACATTTATTAAATCTACTCGTACCGCATTAAGTTTCAGTAAAAATAATTTTAGCTTGATTGACGTGATCAATGCAATTTTAGATATTGAAAAATATTCGATCCACCTGTCCGAACGTGCTGAAATGAGGCAAATTAAATTTTTCGCTTACCATGTTAATGTTAATTTTGATTGTAATCGTATTACTGACAGTGTTGAAGATTTGTGTAAATTCTTTGATGTTGAATGTTTTAACAAGTCTAAATTGATTGACTTGTTAGCAGAAATAGATCACTCCGAAGGACTTGTCAATCGAATCGCTTCACAATATTAATGATTAGTTACTCCCCTTCTACCAAGTTGGGGAGTTTTCCAGGTAAAAACTAAATCATGCAAAAATTAAAACAAATCTTATTCGCCGTCTTAATTATTGGCGGCCTTCTTACTGGCTTAATCTTATCAATAATTAACTTTTAAATAAAATATCATGAAAAACTTCTTAAAACTGTCATACATTGATCGCATTGTTGAAACAATGAAGATCGCAACAATTGTTTTGTTTGTTGCTTCGATTGCTTTTATAGTCATTAATCACTTAAATTAATTCCTTCTTTGCCTCGCTTCCTTCTGGTTGCGGGGTTGGGTTGGTAGAAAGAATAAATTTAAAATCTTAATTATGACACCACAAGAAGCAAAGGAAAAAAAAGAAAAAATGACGAGTGATTTATTAAAAAGCTGCGGAGTTTTTTTTGCATTTTCTAACCAACAATTTAACGAGAACAAAACACCGTTAAAAGAAGGAGAAAAATACATTTCAATTAACAATGGTGGATATTTGCCAAAATCTAACTTAGCAGCATTTAAAATCGGACTTGCTGAAATTGGAAAAGTGAAAGGGACAAAAAAGAAAATTGAATACGATGTTTCTGATTTTCAGCCAGACGAAGACAAGGTAAAAGAATACGAAGAAAGACAGGGTGCAAAGGCAGAACGCTATCAGGAATTAGCAACAAAAGCAAAAAGCGAATCGACGCAAAGATACCAGACAGCTCAGCGTATTGAACATCGAATCCCTTTCTACGATGATAAACTAAACTTTGCCGGTTGGTTTGTAAAAAACTTTGCCGGTTGGTTTAAAGTATTTATTTAAAAAACTACAAAAATGAAAAACTTAGACAAAATTTTCTGCATCACTATTCACGGTGATTCATACAAACCACCCCGAAACCTACACCCGAACCAATAAAGAATAAAATACCGAACCGGCATATTCCGAATAATAATACAAATACTTACACCATGAAAACTTTAAAAGACATTCTTGATTATTGCCAATCATGCAAAAGTACATCAACTTTAAGGCGAGTATTGCCACAAATGATTGAGGCATTCAACAACAGTTCCGAAGTGGAAAAACTACACTATGCATACCACGAAGACGGCGCTAACACCTGGGTAAATAAATGGGCGGCGTCTGACTATTATCCTGACAATTTTGAGGAAGATACGCAGGATATTTTTATTCTATTTGAACAAAGTTGGTTGATAGGAAAGAAAAAACAAGCACTAAAATTTCAGCGGGCGAATACCTATACGGCTGAATGCGCCATCTTTCTCTTTAAGGTTGCACCCGCCGACATCAATTACCGGGTTTCAAAATTAAAATCTGGTTGGGAACAAGATTTTTTGAGGGCTAAAGAAATCGTGAAAAAAGAAGAAGAAACAGCAAAAATACATGCTGCTTATTCTGATGAAACAAAACAGCACATTGCAAACTTGCAAACTGAATTAGAAAATATTTTTGGCACTTATAATTCGTCAGATCGGAGAATAGAGATCAACTCAGAGCTGGCTAAATTTGCACTGCCACCACGGGGAAAAAGGTATTCGTGCCATAACTGGATCGAATGTGCTGTTAATTGCAATTCGGTTGAAACCTACATTGAGCGTCGCAAAAACGAGATACAAAAAAAGTTATCTGAAAGTTTAAAATCTTAAAAACCAATAACCTAAAGAAAGAAGGTAAAAAATAAATTGTAAACAACACATTCAACCGGGGCCGTAATTGGTTCCCGGATTTGGTGGTAAAAAAAAGAATACTATGAAAACATCACAAGCAAAAAGAATTTTAAAAGCCACAAATGACACTATGATCAGTTATGCGCTGTTAGTTGGTGGTCAGGTAATGGATGGAGCCCGAACCGAAGAGGATGCTAAGCAATGGTGTGCTAAAATGGTTGAATCTGACGTTGAATACTTTAAAAGTCCTGGCAATGCAGTCACTTATGAAGCTATTGTTATAGATGCAATAGACGGGACTGAGGTTACAATGAATAATTTACATGCCTACTTAAAAAACTAATATCATGAAACGTAAAAAATCAGAATTAAATTGTCGTGACCGTTATGAGGTTGCTGAAGGGATTCCATGCGACCCTATTAAAAAAAGTGACAGATGGCTAGGATTGCTTTTTATTGTCCTGATCTGTGCTGTTCCTGTTGGAACTTATTTGCTCATTAAATAGTAAAAAACTGTTATAAAAAACCATCATAAAATGAAAAAATTATTATTTTTAATTTCAATTGTGTTTGTATGCTCAATTATGATGCAAAAAACAGCATCCGCAAAAACTAAACACAAAACAGTAGTGAAAATGTCTAGAAGACAAGTAAAAAACGCCAAAAAAGGTAAAACTTTTTATTACCGGAATAAAAAAGGCAAACTTAAAAAACGCATACTTTGAATTATAAAAAACATTACAGCCATGCTCACAACATTCGAAATAACAACCGATAAAAAAGGGATACTCGTTTCTAAAAAAAGAGGGGATAAAGTACTCAAAGAAACTTACGCCTTAAGTGCGGAACATGCCAACATAATAAGAGATCAATGGATAAATCAATTTTGGGGATTTCCTGCTATAAATTATAATTAACAATGAGCAAAGAAGGAAAAGAAAGGCTTGAATTAGAAATGCGAGCAATGCGGGTATCTTCTACTATTTTAGTAGCTGAGAAAGAACTTCAGATAATAATTGGAGAAGCTAATAAGATAGGGTTAGAAGTAGCCCACACTGGTAGACTGATAAAAGTATCACCAATTACTTTTGAGTGCGCTAAAAGACTTAGAAGCCCTATGTCGTTCTCTAAATTGTTTGCCGGAAATGAAAGGAGCGTAACCAACACTTATCAGCCAGATAAATATTTGGTTCCATGGAACGAGTATTGCGCTATGTTCTTTAAATTCGTTAAAAAATGGCGTAAAAAAGGGTTTATTATTGATCCTATTTTAAAAAAATAACCATACATGTCTTACAACATATTATTTGTAAAATATAATTATTTACTTCATTAAACCAAATAGAAACTTACAATTATGAAAGATTTAGGAATTACAAAAGGAGAATGGAAAGTTGATAATACTACGGTCTATTCTTTATATCAGACATCGTGGGACAGTGGAAAACCAGTAATGACAAATAGATTCTATTTATCATTATATCCAGATTATCATTCAAGCATAGCTAAAAGTGAAGTTATTGAAAACGCCAAACTGATAGCAGACGCCGGAAACACAGCAAACAAATGCGGATTGCTCCCTAGTGAGTTGTTGGCGCAAAGGGATGAATTACTTAGTGCATTGGAAATGATTACTAAAAGACTTAAAAAAGAATTAGATACGCCTTATAATTCATTCGTTGATAAAGCGGAAAAAGCAATCAAAAAAGCAACATCATAAAAAATAAAATATATCTTAAATTAGAACAAGTTATGGAAAATAAATTCTTCAACGTAGAAATTGGCCGGACTACAAGAGCCGGAAATATGCAAGTACAACATTCATTTGTTGCTAGCGTACCGAAAAGTAAAAATCAATATGAAGTACACAATTATTATCAGAGCCAATACTCTGGATTTGATGTAAGCGTATCAGAAGCGAAGGAAGTTTTATTTCCTATTTTTGTAGATACAAAAGTTATAATATCAGCTAATTCCGAACATAAGCCATCCCTGATAAAAAAATCAAGAATTGAGCATTATGCTTCTATTAGTAGCTTTACGGATGAAACGAAAATCTTATGGAAAGATGCCAGAAAAAAGGAAGCGGAAGCAAATGATGCTAAAGAGCACCTAATTAAGATATTGCAGGCAGAAATTAGACTGCTATACAATAATGCCGTTTCAGTAGTCAGAATAGATCATGAAAAATTTATGATAGATAGCGGCACGGTTCGTTATAAAGCAGACATCTCAGGCACTTTGATAATGGAAGAAATAGAAAAAGCACTTTGAATTAAATAAATTATGGCAAAAGAAACTGCAAAAAATCTGCCTAAATCACAGGTAGTAAAGTTAGAATCTTATCCTGAAGTAATGGAAAGATTTCAATTGTTGGCTAAAAAATACGCTAACTTAGTTGTAACGAAAGAAACCTACAAGGAATCTTTGAAGGCAAGAGCCGAATTAAGAGAAGAAAGATACTTGATTCAAAACATCATAAAAAATAACAAAGGGGTGCTGAATGAAGCCAAAAAGAAAATGGAATCTGACGGCGCGGCGTTAATTGATGTGGTACTTCCGGTAGAAAACGAGATTGATACAAGACTCAAGGCAGTCGAAGCAGAAAAAGCCGAAGAGAAACGATTAGCCGAAGTAGCAAAACAAAAGTTAGCTGCTGAACGCATGGAAAAAATCAGTAAATTGCAAACAGGCTTTATGTCTGAAATTATTGAGGCTTCAACCATCCCACAATTGGATGTTTTAAATGAAAAACTTTCAGCATTTGAAGTTACTGATAAAGAGTTTGGTGATTTAAAGCTCTCCTGTGAACAAACGATAGCCGGAATTAGCTTTTATATCAATCAGGCGAAGGAAAGGATTGAAAAAGAGATTGAGGCTGAAAAACAGCTTAGATTGAGCGAGACTAAAAGGGATTATAAATTAGAATCCGGCGAAGAGTGGTACGGCGAAGATGATATTGATCAGATTCAACAAAAAATTGCTGCCGTTATTAACACTAAAGCAAAAGCTAAGGTAATAGATGAGTATCATGATCTTGGCGGGGAAGTAGATATTCATGATGAAATGACTCTTGATGAATTGATTGGACATGTTTCTACTTTAAAGTTCGAACTTGCTGAATTTGCCAAGAAGAAAAAACTGGAAGAGAAACAAGCGAAGAAAGCGAGAGTGAAATTGGCATTTGATCGGATGTACATTTTTAACAATGCTGGTATTAGCGATTCTGAATGGATTGGAAGTATGCTGGGCAATGATTATCCTGGCAAAATGATTGAGGGCTTAACCGATGCTGAGTTTACAACTTTTAAGGATAATTTAATTGCCATAGATGCCGAAATTACCAAGGTTGATTTTGAAGAAATACCAATAGAACATGCTCCTATAAAATCTTTCGGCAGGACTCCTAAAAAAATTAAGCCAAAAGAATTTGAAATTAGCATAACTGGCACAAGGGAGGCCACGATACATTATGTGGCTACAAATGAAGAAGAACTTAATTCTTACACCAGACATTCAGCTACAAACTGGACTGTGACCATGGGGGAAAGCGAGGAACAAGTTTACGATTGTGAAGAACTTGAAGCATTATTCCAAGGATACATTAAAACAAAATAATGAAAAATTACAGCCTAAATAATCTCATTGCAAAACTCACATCCGAAATCGATTCAATGGAGATGAAAGGATTTGACGTGTGTTGTGATAAAGATTGGAACGGAGAAGGAGAATTTGAAATCGAATTTGAAGATTGCATTGTGGTTATTGGATGTAATATTTTTAAATCATTTGACAGGGACATGGAATTGACTGGATTTGAAGTTAAGGTCAGTAGTGTTTATTTGCAATATCCTGATAATAAAAAAATGATTCCGGTTAAAGATGTAAAAACAATTGAAAATTCATTAAAACCATGAGCGAACTATATTCACATCCATTACCTTATATTTCAATTCCAGATGAAATTCCGAATGATGAATACCATAATGGAGAGAAATACAAGGACTTTATAAGCTCAACGAGGCTTAAATGGTATTTAACTTCTCCTAAGTGGTACAAATTCATTTGCGACAACCCACAAGAGTCTAAAATTAGCTTAAAGGCATCAATGGAAGGCTCTGTCTATCATGACATGTTGGCTTCATTGGTAAATAATGGTAATTTAAATGGCTTTGAAAGAGATTGGTTTGTCTTTGATCCTCCAATAAACGAGAAGACAGGAAGCCCATATGGGATTACATCCAATAAATACATGGGTGCATACGAAGATGCTAAATATGCAAATCCCGGCAAAGAAACAACTTCTCATGCAGAAGTAGTCAAAGCAAAGGCAATGATTGATGAACTGCTTTACCACAATTACCATTATTCATACACCATTAGGAAATTTATCGAATGGGGCAAGGCTGAACAATCATGCTTCTGCGAGTATAAGGGACACAAGTTTAAATACAGGAAAGATTTAGCCACCAAAACAAAAATGATTGATTGGAAATCTACTGAAGAAAAGGACCTACATGAAGATACAATTGCCAAAATAATTGTTAAATTTAAGTATGATTTATCAGCAGCTTTTTATCAATTTTTCGAGCATCAAATAACGGGAGTTTGGAAACCTTTCTTTTGGGTGTTCCAACAAAAAAACCCTCCTTATGATGCAGTTTTGGTATCAGCAGATAAATGGGCTTATGAAATTACAGATAATACACCAGGAGATCAAATTGTATTGGCAAGGGATGGAGCATTGAGATTTAAGCAACTTCTTAATCAGCATATTTGGTGCGAAGAAAACGATGTATATCCCGGAGCTTCAGTTTTTATTGAACCTGACTTTAAACAACACAGGGTTATGTATCCTGAAGTCCCGGGATGGAAGAAAAATGAAACTACAAATTTTTATAACGACTGAAATGGAATCAAACAGAGAATTAGCCGAAAGATTAGTTAAAGATTGCCTTGAGAACAACGTAGTTAAAAGAACTAAATCAGAAATGGAAAATCATTTAGAAGATAGTATTACGTGGGCGATGAACGATGCTTTTAGGATAATAAAAAACATTGAAAAAACCTCTTTAGACAATATGGATAGAGCAACCAGATTTATAAGGCTTGAAGAAAAATATGGAATACCAAAAACTCATTTAATATTAAAACAATGATCAAAAAAGAACAATTATTAGAAGACTTAAAATTCAAATTCAATGGTGATGGATTCGAATGTGTCGGATGCCCAAAAGCATTAAAATTCACATTCGATGAGTTAAAAAACATGACAGATGATATGTTTGTCAAAACCATGCAAGAGCATGAAAAACACCATGTAATTGGATTTGGAGAGGCTTACATGAAATTACATTCGCCAGAAGTAAAATCTGTTGCGAATAAAACAGTAGTCAAAAAGAATATCCCTACTCCTGCCGCAAATAAAGTGGCAGCAAAAATCACTGAGCCTAAAGTTCCTGCAAAGGTAGCACCGCCGAAAGCTGCTTTACCTCAAAAGTTAATTGATGCCGGATTGCAAAGAGTTTTACTTCAGCCAAAACAGGCGTTTATAGCAGCCGGAGGAACAGAGCAGCAATTTGCAAAAGAAATTAATTTTGCTGTTCAGCATCTAATGAAAAATGATTTCATACTTGGATGTGCTCAACGAAATCCCGAATATTTAGTTGAAGCCGTAAAGAACATAGCATTAACCGGACTTACGTTAAACCCGGAATTAAAACTTGGATATTTAGTTCCTAGGAGTGGCAAAATTTATTTCTCGTCTTCTTATATGGGAAAAAGAGAAATTGTAAATCGAACTGGGCATGTAAGAGATTCATTTGCTTCTTTAGTTTATGAAAAAGATGTTTTTGAAATTCAAAAGGGAACTAATCCGAGTATAAAGCACATCCCTAATCCTTGGGGAGAGAAAGGCGAATTAATGGGTGGATATTGGGTATGTGAGCTTTCTAATGGTTCAAAGTCTTTCGACACCATGACCAAAGAAAGGATCGATGAAATAAAGGCAAAATCAGAATCGGTAAAAGCAGGAGGTCAGTCTCCGTGGAAAACAGATTTTGAAGAAATGGCTCTTAAAACAGTTTACAATTGGGGCTTTAAGTTCATGCCCAAAACTGGATTATCACCAGATCAAGTAACTGCGTTAACCATTGAATCAAAATATGATAATGAAGTTTTTGAAGAATGGATAAAGGAACAAGATAAAAAAGCTGAAATGTTTGACGATGATGGCCCGGCAGGTGAAAACCAAATAATAGATATTAAAGCCGAGGACTAATGGCTAGTGATTATTGGGCAAAAAGAAGAAACGAAGAGTTAGAGCAGGAAAATAAAAAACCTGCTCCAACAATTCCTGTTGATTATAATTCTGAGAACACAAGAGAAGAGATTCTACACAAGATAAAATCACTTAAAAATGCCCGTTCTTTAATTATTGAATCAGCGAATGAAAAAGCCACAGCAATTTCAAATTATGCCAGAAAAGTAGCCATTACAGAGATAAAGCTAAAAAATGGACTTATTGATAAGTTTGATGGTATTGAAATAGGCCATATAACTGCTTCATCTGCAAGGAAAATTTCCGAGGGCATATGTTGGAAGGAGCTGAATGAGAAAGAACTTAAAGAAGGTCTTTATAAGGCTAATATAATAACCATTGAAGCTATAAAAGCTGAACTAAATGGTCTGCAATCAATTAATAAACATTTAGAATAACCATTTAGCCCTGACTTTTAGAAAGGTTGGTACAACCCCGGTCACTCCGGGGCAGGGTACAAATTAAAATTAACTTAAAATCATTTAAAATGGATTTACAAATTTTATCAAAAGCACAGGAAGCATTGGAAGCATTTCAAGAAGTTGTTTACGACTTAAAAGATAAAGTTCTTAAAGGGACGTATGAGTCAAAAATATTAGTTTCTGAATATATGACAGAATCACAAAAACTTGGCTCATCCCTAAGAAGTGCCGTACGGTCGAGTGAAGATATTTCTAAAACCGAAAGGCGAATAAACATGAATGAACTTTCTAGAAAAGTATCTGAATGTGCGGAAATATCAGAAACCGATTTACTCTCATTCAAAGGCAAAAAACGCGAATATGCAGTAGCCAGACAAGTTCACATGGCGATGCTTCATAAAGGGTTTAAAGTGAACCAACAAGTCTGTGGAGACATCTATGAATTAAATCACGCAACCGCATTACATTCATGTAAGATTATTAAAAACTTATATGAAACCGACAAATTGTTTCGTCAACAATATGGATCTGTTATTACTTTCTGCTTAGAAATTGAAGGCATTGGGGATAATATTAGTGAATACTTAGGAATAAAATAATATGAAACAATTTGTAAAATGCCCTGAATGCGGCAAAGTTCAATTAGATTATCTTATTCATCCACATCAAATGATTAGATGTAATTCATGCTCGAATGAAATTAATATAGCGTTGTGGGAAAGATTAAAAGCTCTTTCAATAAAACAACCGTGGGCTTGGCTAATAGTAAACGGAGATAAAGACATTGAAAATCGTAACACAATAAAGAATTTTAAAGGTGACTTTTTGATTCATGCAGGATTACAATTTGACTATGATTGGTTTTCAGAAGATAACAACAATTTTATTGCCATGGATACCTCTCATATGCAAAGAGGCGGCATAATAGGTCACGCCACAATAACTGGATTCGTTGAAAAATCAGATTCACCATGGTTTGTTGGAAAATACGGACTACTTATCAAGGATGCCAAGCCTCTTCCATTCACTCCATGTAAAGGTAAATTAAGTTTCTTTTATCCTGAAATAAATTAATTATGAAAGCATACGCTAAAAAGAAAACACCATTCGCTAAATTTGAACTAATCAGTAATGGAGTATTCAACTCAGATTTCCCGAAGGGCTATAACCTGGCAACAGGAATGTGCGATACCATAAAAATAAATACAAATGTATTCCTTCAGGATATCAGGGAGGTTAAAACAAGATAGCATGTCAGACACAATAAAAATAACATGTGCTTGTGGAAGAGCGATACCCCAAAGATTTAATTCCACTATCCAGAACAAACAATGTCCTAAGTGTACTCTTTTGAATTTAACTTCAGGAGATGATAAGGCTGTTAAAAAAGGACTTCCTGCTAAGAAACAACGAAAGCCAAAGAAGAAAAAGACAAGTAATAGACGGCTGGAAGATGAACTAGACAAGGCATGGTCAATACTTATAAAGCTAATTGCTGAAAAGAAATGTGAGCATTGCAGCAAAACAAAATATCTAAATTCCCATCATATTTACAGCCGAGCAAAAAAATCTGTTAGATGGAGTACAATGAATGGAATATGTCTTTGTGTAGGATGTCATATTGGAGTTAATTTCTCTGCTCACAAGACGCCTACTGAATTTACAGAATGGCTTGTTGACTATAAAGGAATGCCATTCATGTCAGAATTAAGATTCAAGGCAAATTTCACTTCTCATTACGCTGATTTCGAAAAAGAACTAATACTAAAAGAACTAAATGCTGAAATTAACCGATTCCAAAGCCTTTGAGCTATTCAAAAAAATGAAAAAAGTAACATGTCCTAACTGTAAAGGCGAAAACAAAAATTGCCCTTACTGTGAAGGAGAAGGAGTTATGTTTAAAGTTTCAGATAAATTAATGAAGGAGATGAAGATCCTGTAGACTAAAAAACATTCATTATACTAATCAATGGCAGTAAAAAACAAATCAAGAAAGTGCATTAATTGCTATAAAAAACATAAATGCACAAAACAAGCTACTTACACAGATAAAAAAACAGGAATTCTCACCTGTCCTTTTTTTGTTATGAATAAATAAAACTTTTCTAAATTTTACACAACAAGCGGAGTAATTGATTAACCAGATCATCTTCGCTTTTTTGTGCTTTACTTGTTTTTCTTATTAATGTTTGTTACATTTGGAGTATTAATAAATAATTATAAATATGCCGAATAGAAAAAAATCACGATCACAACGTAAGAAACCGATGTCTTTCTCAATAAAGACAGCTACTTCAGAGGAATTTATAGATCTTTGCATCATTCATAAGCTGATTGCAAGCAATGAAGTTGAGGCAATGATAGAAGACCGCATAATTGAATTAAACAGCTATTCCAAACCGTAATAAGCTATGAAAACAAGTGTAAACATGTTGCGTAAAATGGGCAAATATAATGTTTCCCAACGCACGAAAGACGGTATGTTCAATGCCACAGACCTTATTAAGCAATGGAACAAGTCAAATGATTTAGGAAAGAGAATTAAGGATTTTATTAAACTGTCACAAACAGAAGAATTTGTTGATGAACTTAAGACTGAACTTGAAAGCCAAAGGGACTTTTCTCCCAATGCTGAATACCAAGTAGTTATTACAATTAAAGGAAGAAACACAAAAAAAGGCAAAACTCCTAATGTAGTTTGGTATCATCCATATTTATTCATAAAGTTTGCGATGTGGCTCAATCCAAGGTTTGAACTTCAGGTTATAAAGTTCATAGCAGACCAATTGATTGAAAATAGACACAATGCTGGTGATAATTTCAACGGTCTTACGAGCGCAGTTCAGAAATTCACTGGCATTGATTACCGAACAATGTCGAAGGGCCTTAATTGGATTGTATTCAATCGCCACGAAAGAGGAATTCGGGACTCCGCATCTCAGGAACAATTATCTGAGCTAACAGATCTGGAAAAGAAAATGGCTTTTGCCGTAGACATGGGTTATATTCGGACGTTTGATGAATTGGTGAATGAGATGAGAAGAATGTATCATAAAAAATGGGATTAACCATGGCACCATCAAACGAAGACCAATTAAAAAGCGACTACGACAAACAAGTTGAATCTGAATCAATATGCAATATCTGTAATTGTGAGATGAAAGTTATTCACAAGGAGGGAAAGCGGTTCCGATATGACAAAGAACATACCATGTATCAATGCCCAATATGTGGGAATAAGCACCGAAAACGCACTCAGAATGAAGTACTACGTGATATTGGCAAAATGGATGATAACACTTTAGATTAAAATCATGAAAACACTATTAATAATTATACTATTGACGTTATCAATGTCAATATTCGCGAAAGACAAAATCGGGTATCTCGTCGCAGTTACCGGGACTGAAAAGATTAAGATTTACAAATGCCAGTCAATCGACAAGGCTGTCGAGTTATTCAACATTTACTTCCCTGGCAATTGCATGTCACTTGAAAAAGTGTTGAAGTATTCTAATTACTTTCAGGTTCTTACTGAGAATAGAGGATACTATGTGGAAGCTAAACGGATGATTAGGAGAAGGCACCTGTTATTCGGAAAGAGAACCGGTAAGATTGTATTCAGAAAATTACGCAAGTGATATTGATTATTAAATAATATTTTGTATCTTGCAATCGCTTTAGTATCCCTTCGTGGATATTTTTTAAACTAATAAATATACAACTGTAAAGTGGAGGCATTAAAGATAGATAAAACAAAACTTAAAACAGTTTCCAATTATGCAAAGGACATAATGGTTACCAGACAAACTGTATATAATATGGCAAAGGAGAAAAAGGTTAAAATAGTTGTTATTGACGGTGTTCAATTTATTCAACTGTAATTTTTTTGTTTTAATTTTTAACAATTGTAAAATGAAATATTATTTACATGATTCAAACTCCTTTAACGATGAAAAAATAACCCAACTATTCATTAAGTTCGGATATGAAGGATTAGGTTTATTTTATACTGCATTGGAAAAAATTGCATTACAGGAAAAACCAGTCTCAACAGAGGTGTTAAAACATCAATTAAAAGTTGGCAAAAGACTTAATAAATGCTGGTCGTTTATGGAAGAAATAGAACTTATTTCATCAAACAATGGTGAAACTTTCAACAAACAATTGCTAAACTTTAGTGAAAAGTACCAGATAAAAAAAGAAAAAAACGCAAAAAGAATTTCTGAATGGCGTGAAAAACAAGATGTTAAAGAAAATGTAACACGTTCTGAAAGTGTTCGTAACACTCCTAAAGTAAAGGAAAGTAAAGTAAATAGAAGTAAAGTAAATATAGAGTTTGATATTTTTTGGAATTTATATGATAAGAAAAAAGGTGATAAAGATTCCTGTAAAAGAAAATGGGACAAATTAAAAGAGGATGAACAGCAGAAAATAATAGATATTATTCCTGAATGGAAAAAACAATTTTCTGACATTCAATATCAGCCATTCCCATCTACATTCTTAAATCAAAAACGTTGGAATGACGAATTAATAATTAACAAAATAGCAAATGAAGAAACTGGACGAAATACTACGCAATCATCAGAGCCAAATGATGGAGGGTGGAAAATCCATCGTTAATAAATTAATTGAACTAACACCGGAAGTTTCAGCTACATTAAAAATCGGAATTTTCAATACTGGAAAATCAATGGTTCCTGATTTCATATTAAGTGAAGATATGAAAATTGTATTTAATAGCTTATTTTTATATTTTACCGGAAATGGAGGATACGACATGAGTAAAGGAATTTATCTTTATGGCGAGTTCGGAGTAGGTAAAACAATCACCATGTCGATTTTTAGTAGATTTTTAGCCACTTTCTTTCCATTCAGTGCGAATGGGTTCGGAATAACCTCAGTTGAGAAGATATCTGAGTCCTATAGGGATAATGGCAATATTGCAAAATATGGCAGGAATACTGAAGATAACAAACCTTTTAATCTTTGCATCAACGAATTCGGAAAGCCAATTGACGAGAAATTCTATGGGACAAATATTCAGTATGTAATTAACTCAATGTTAATGGCCAGATATGAAATATTTCAGGAAAAAAAGATACTAACTCATGCAACTAGTAATTTCCATCCTGGTAAATTAGATTGTTTCGACAGTGCACTGATGGATAGATTCAAGGAAATGTTCAATTTTATAGAAATTAAAGGGGATAGTTTTAGGAAATAAATTATGAATAAAAATTCATGACCGTAGGAGGGAGAGATTAAATCACACCACTTGTTACCAACTTGTGGTTATTGCGAACCTCGATTAAATAAACCGAATTAATAATTAAATATTTTTAGCATGGGATTAAATACATTACAAATGGAAATAGCACTTATGAAAGAGTGTAATTTCAGGCAAAATATAGTAGTTTCTAATGTTTCTTTTGGGATAGTAAGATACTTTTATAATGAAGGCAAAAGATGCTATGATGAGTTGCATGAATGTGATATTTTGAAAGTTACATTAACTGGTTATGCTACTGAATTTGAAATAAAAGTAAGTAAAAGCGATTTTAAGGCAGATGCTAAAAAGAAACATTCACATGACAGTAAATTCATAAAACAACTATATTATGCAATCCCATTTGAAATGCTTGATTTTGCGAAAGAGAACTTACCCTATAATTCTGGGCTTGTATATGTGAAAAATAATAAAGTTATATATGACATAAATGCACCTGTAAGAAATGACGCATTCAAATGGACGCAAGATGAACTATTTAAATTAGCAAGACTAGGCACTATGCGAATTTCTACTCTTAAAAGTGCGTTGGCAAAAAATATTTAAGATTTAATAAAATGGAACGATTTTATAAACAGGTGGAAGATTTAGAAAAAGAAAAAGCACAAGAATTGTATAAAGAGATTTGTGCTGAGATTATTGAAAAAAATGGATTAAAAAATACAGCAATAGAAATGCTGACTAATTTTTGTGATGCTCGTATAAGAGAGCAAATTGAATTAGATAGAAATAGAGATTATTTAACAAAAGTTGCTCCAATTTGGAAAGGAATAAAAAGGGCTGTTACAATTATTGGTAATGGAGTCTAATGGTAAATTGTAAGTTGACATTTTCCGTTGAAATACCGATAGAATTAGTAAATAACATAAATTTTAAAATTATGATAGCAAAGGCATTGAAGAACTTTGGTGGACACATGGTATTTTTAGTAGGATTAAGTAGTGGAGTTAGTACATGGGTTTATTACGATGAATATTGGTTAGGTATAACACTTATTGTGCTTGGCTACTTTCTTAGCTGTGTTGTACGTGCGATGGCAGCCAGTTATCAGACACCTACAGGCAAATGCAATAAACATATTGTTAGCGGTTCGGTGCTTTCTGACAAAGAGCTGGAAGAACATATTTGGGAAGAGATAGAACTTCCACTATCAAATACTGATAAAATACTAAATACAGATAGCTATAAAAAATACTTGGATGTTGTTGAATGGGCGAAGTTCGGGCGCGATTATCGCACTGACCGCTAATGGTTTGGCTAAGTACTTACCGCTGATGAATAACCGAAGCATTATAAACGAGATATAATTAAACACTTTAGTATGGATAACAACGAAATTTTAAAACAACTTGAAGACTTATTGATAATTACTTGTGAATCAGAAAAAAGAGAGATTAGTAAATACCTAAAGTTGTTAAGCGAAGGCAAACAGAAACCAACGAACGATAGCAGTAGTTGTACTATCTGCAACAAAGAAACTGCTTCCGTTTGCGAAAAGTGTTTAGCTACACATTATAGTACAACTACCGCTAACGTTAAATGTATGCGCTGTATGTAGCGCAGCGAAATATGGCGTATGACATAGTGTTATATGCTTTTATTAATAATTTTTTAAATAAATAATACAGATATGGAACAATTAAATTTAACACCAAAGGAACTAAAAAAAATAGGATTTACCCAATTAAAAATAGAGGGTAACGAAATGAATAAGCCAAAAACAATTTATAAGATTGACTTTATAAATGGATATATTTATTGTAATCCAAATGAAAAGATATACAAGTGGTATCACAAAACAATATTAGGAGATGCGGCTAATTATATTCATTTAGATATAACTAATAGACCTATATTATATACGCTACTAAGTTGTTTAAATATAGATTATGAGCTAGTGATGGTTTAATTGCATATAATGGTTTGTGTATGAAATTTAAAATTTATGGATATGAAAAATGAAGACATTAAGGTGGCATGTGAACATCTATTCACAGTTATTAAAATGAGTGAAGATAAATTAAGTGAAATCAGAAAGATATGTAAACATGAAAAAACGTATGAAGGTAATTACTCGTGGCGACCGGGGGCAATACAACTTGCAGACATTTGTGAGTATTGTGGTGAATTGGTACAGTATAAGTAATAAATTTTATTTTTTATACACCTTGTTATAAATTGAAAATTATGAGGAAAATACTTAATAGAATATTGGACGTTATAGCAATAATTTCACTCGCATATATAATACTGTATGCCGTGATAATTTTTTGTTTATAACGGTTTGTGTTTGTTTTGGAATTTTACGAATTTAAAACTACGAATATGATTAACGAAAATGTAACAAAAGTACTAGACCAGTTGAAATACATAGCTGAATTTGAAGAAAGCAAAAACGGAAATAAAGGGCATGTAATATGGAGCTATAACTTTTACAAGCTATCACAAGCTATAGTAAAATTATTAAATAAACATATTATTATGCCTTCGTTTGCGGAATTAAAGGAAATGAGGTTAAAAACTAGATACAGTATGCGACAAATAAGTAAAAAAACAGGAGTAAGTACCCCAACGATAAGCCGTATAGAAAAAGGGAATAATGCTGAATACCAGAACGTTAAAAAATTATACGAGTTTTATGTAGCAAATGAGGCATAATGGTTGGCTAAGTTTTGAAGTTTTAACGTAAAAAAAATAGATAATGACAACAGAAGATTATTTTAACCAAGACGATTTACTTGCTACAAGTAAAGTACCAAAAGAGATACGAAGATTTACATACTTCGATTTATTAAAGTTCGCTGAATATTACCACAGAAGTGAGTTAAAGCTTTTAAATTTAGACTTTGCTAGCAAGCGAAGCGAACTGTTAATTGGCTTTATGGAAGATTTACGAAAAAACGGAGAACTACCAGAGTTGCTGAGCATTGAAAAAAGAGCTGCGAATTATTCAGCCAATTTATAGTTGCTGACGGTAAATTGTAAGTGCTGACCGCTGTTAGATTACCGAAAGAATTTGAAACGAGAATAAAAATTATAAATTACCGAGCGATGGACATGAAAAAATTAGAATACACAGAAACACAACACACTGGAAACCACGGAGATTTCCAAAACGTAATTATACAAGTAAAATTCATGGGAATTAACTTTTACCAACCAGCCAAAATGAAAAGTATATTTAACTACAGCTACAGGTTGGCAAAATGGAGAATATTAAGGAATATTAAGCAAGTAATTAAGGGAGACATATTTGAACAGTGGGATGGCAAAGGGTATTCTACGGGCGCAAGCGGTTTGGATTTACACTTTGTTACCCAGCGAAGCGAACAGTTAAGCGATTTTGAGAAATGGCTTAACGACAAAGAGTACGATTCAATGTGGACTAAACATTTAATTAGCGAATATAAAAAATTGCTTAATTGTGGGTAACGTTCCGGCTAAGAATAGTGGGCCGCGTAGATACCAATAATGATAAAAATAGTTATATAAATTACTAATAAACAAGGACTTAAATGTGGGCCACGCCCATTATTTTTAGACTTTGTTACAAACTTTTAAAAATTATGGATTACAAGACATTGACACAACAATCAGACCATAATGCAGCTATTGAAAGAGAAGAATATAACTTATTTGCTACGATAAAGCCAAAACTTTACAAAGATGGCAACCAGTGGTGTTGCTTATATGGTGAAGATTTGCAGGTTGGAATTGCTGGTTTTGGCGATACACCATGGTTCGCAATAATGGATTGGAACAAAGGATGGCGTAAGCTATAATTTTATTTGTTTATAATGGTTTGGTTAAGTTTTGAAGCCTAACCACAAACGATTAAATTTAGTATAAACTTTACATAGGCTTTTAAATATAGCTTTTGTTATAAACTTTTAAAATTATGGATTTATTAAATGATGATACATCAATGACAGTAAGATGTGAAAACTGCGGATGGGAAGGTTACGATGATGAATTAATTAAAAACGATGAATTTAGTAATGAAACTTATATGTATTGCCCGACTTGTTTAAGCGATAGAATTGAATAATTTTTATTGTTTATATAACGGCTCGTGCAAGAATAGTGGCGATTAACGCACGAAATTAGATTGAAAGAATACAGTAAAAAAGAAAAAAAGGGAGGGTTTTCTTCTCTTAAAAACTAAGAATATGAAAAACAAATTTAAAAACAATTGCTGTGATGGAATATATAACAGCTTTGATGTACACTTTACAAGTGCCTGTGATAATAAATGCGCACATTGTATTGATATGAAATACTCTGGTTTTGATATTAAGAAACCTGATATTAACGCAATTGCAAAAACTATAATCGACAAGCAAGAAGGTTATAATGATGTTTTATTTTTAGGTGGAGAACCTTGTTTATATTTACAAGAGTTGATTGACTGCATTAAGCTTGTGAAAGCAAAAACTAAGCTTAAAATATTTGTAACTACTGCCGTGCCAAAAATATGCCACGATAGAATTGATTTATTCACAGAGCTTATTGCTTTGGTTGATGGAATGAATTTAAGCGTACAAAGCCACAATGAAGCTGTTGCAGATGAAATAAGGAAGGTTAAAAGTAAATATGACAGGCAATCTTTTTACAACAACCTACCAAGTAAAGAGAAGATTAGAATTAACCTTAATATTGTAAAGCCCTATTTATACAAAAAAGAGGATATTGAAGAGTGTTTACTGCATTACGATAAGATGGGATTTAACTCTATTAAAATAAGTGAAATACAACACGGAAAAGATTATTTTGTTTCTTTTGAAGAAACATTTAATTTAAAGCTTGGTACACCTTATTTTAATGGATGCCAAAAATATTTAAAAATGAATGATTTGATACCAAACTTTAAAACTCCAGTACTACTAAAGAGAAGTTGCTTTATTTGCGAAAAAACGCTAAAAGCCTCTTTTATGGATGGTGTAAAAGTTTGCTCAAAATTATTTACAATAGCTAAGAAAAGCAACTATGGAGTTGTTTATGAAAACGGATGTTTAACTAAAGGATGGAGGTAAAAATTATGTACACAAGAATTTTAAGAAAAGTTGCAAACGCCATTGAAGCAATGGCAGGACACTGCGGAGGCAGTACGGGACATTGTTCCTAACCAAATTGGCTTGCAAAGCCAAAAGAGCGGTGGCTTTTTCTTTTTGGTAAATTAGCACGAAACTCGATTGAAACACAGCGCATTACCTATATATGGTGTTGTGCGCTGTGCTTTCTCTTCTAAAAAGTGATAAGATTCAAAATTAAAACCTATTCGCTTTTTAGGGGCATTGCGCACAACGGTTTGTGTATGCATAGTGCGCTTTTGAATTACGCACAGAAGTAAAAACGAAGATAACCAGCTCCGCATACGGTGTGCGAGGGCATAAAATTAAATAAGATGATAAACAATGACTTATTAAAGGAGTTCAACGCCTTACAAAACGATGTTGAAAAGTGGAAATGGGTTAAAGAACATCAGCACACTGGCATAGTTATTATGCTGGATAATGATGATACGTTTGGTCAACTTCCCGACCAAGAAGACCCTGATGATATTCTGATATTCCAATTCGATGATTATATTGGATACGGAGGTGTTGAAGAGTTGTTAAAAGCTTACGGCATTAAATCAGAGGGTGTGTAGGCAAAAGCCAAATACGAGAGCCAGCGCATTATGTATGACACTTTGTTATAGGCTTTTAAAATTACGGGATGAAAAAAGAAAAATATTACTTTAAACGTAGTGACTCTGAGATTTGCAGAACAGTAGCTTATTTTGATAGCTATATGCAGCAAAACAATTTAACAGAGATTGAAGTATTTGAAGCTGAGCCTGAAATTATAGGCGGTGGTATATTTTGGTGTAAGGAGCATTTGTTTTGCGGTGATGGAACGACAGACACCTGTGGTAAAAAGAATTGTAAAGACTACGAGCCACGAAACAAAATAAGCGGTGTATGTAAACACCACACCCATAGACTATATACACACGGCAATAAAGTTACATTACGATTGTAGCAATTTTTATTGTCTATAACGTTGAATGTATGTGTAGTACAGCCTTGCACATATTTTCAACCTTAAATTAAACTTAATTGGCTGTATTACATATACATATTGTTAGCGTTTCGTTTTTGAGCGTTGGCATTTTAAAACTTAAAGCTATGGCAGAATATTGCGAAGATTGCGGATGTAAAGTGTACGGTAATGGATGCACTAATTGTAATGAAGAGTTATATATACTCGACCAATACGATGAACTTGAAATGGAAAGACCAAGTGAGGACACGGATTTTATGAAGAAAGCACGTGAACAGCAAGAGTGTTTGGCAAATGAACGCTAACGTTGCAGCGTATGTTGCGTTGCCAATTTAACCACGAAATTTTGATACGAGAACGTCTGTAATAATTATTTTTAGGGAGGTTCTTTTTTGTTTTAATAAATAGTTGGTAATTAGTAAATAATTACTATATTTGTAGGGTAATTATAAATTTAAACACTGAAACGATGAAAACAAGAGATTACTTTACAGAAAAAACGAATGAGCTTGCACAGGAATTAAAAGCTGATATAATAGAAAGAACAAAAGAATTTATCGGTGATACATTTATGAATGATGACGAAAGCAATGCCATTGGATTCTTTAATCATATTTCCGATAGTGACGATACCGGGATGATATACAGCATCTATTTTGGTAAAGAGGAAATTACAATTTACCCGGGTGCAGAAGATTTATGCGAATATCATCTTTCTGATATTATGGATGTACATGATTTGCTTTTATTGCACTACATAGTTTCTTCTGATAATTTTAAAAACGAAATTTAATGACAAAAGAAAAAACAAAAGCGGTTACATTATCGCTTACCAAAAGTGAAGAACAGGACTTAATTGATATTTCAAAAAAGCTCTTTGGGAAATCAAATAAAAGCGGAATGATTCGCTATTGGCTGAATCAAAATAGGCTTGAAAAGCCTACAGCGGGATGGCAAAAATAATTATGGGCTTAACCCAGAAAAGTTAAATCGAAGTACTGAACCAGCAATGCAATATTACGCATTGTTAGCAAACGAAAGTGAACTGTTATTTGCTTTTTTTATGTGGTTTCGAGAGAATGGGGAAAAATACATGAATGAAAGTATTGAGAAAATGATTCAGACATACTTGAAAAGCAAATTATAGTTGCTAACGTTCCGTGTAAGAATAGTGGCGTTATAAGGTAGAATTTTAGTTTGAAAGAATACAGTAATAAATTAATTTTTTAGGGAGGGTTTTTATGTTTTCTAAGGTAAATAAAGATAATCCGGTTATTTGTTGGTTTAGCGGTGGAATCACAAGCGCACTGGCTTGCTATTTAACGATTCAGTTATTTGGTAAAGAAAATTGCCGTGTGATATTTATGGACACCTGCAATGAAGATGATGATACATATCGTTTTATGCGAGACTGTGAGAAGTGGTATGGAATGCCAATTGAACGGATTACGCTTATAGGTAAGGATATTGTAACAAAAAAGAGAACGGTTGTTTATGATAGCATACAGGACGTTTGGCGTAAGAATTTGAGCTTGAATGTTGCTAATGGTGCAATTTGCTCAAGTATATTAAAACGAGATTTGCGAAAGTACTGGCAAAAGGAGAATGTTTATTCGTTCCAGATTTTCGGATTTGATATTGACGAACCAAAACGAGCTAAATCGTTTACGCTAAATTACCCAGAAGCAAACCCATTTTATCCTTTACTTATGCTTGGGTACTCAAAGAAAATGTGCATTGATGAAGTTGTTGCTGCTGGTATTGAAATACCATTAGCTTACAAGTTAGGATTGCACAACAATAATTGCCTAAAGACACTTTGTATACAAGGAGGAATTGGATATTGGCAGAAAGCGGAAAGGGAAATGCCTGCCAAGTTTGACACAATGGCAGATATGGAACATGAGCTAACTGACTTGAAAGGAAAGCCAGTGACAATGTTGAAAGACCAAAGCAAAAACGGAGGTTTAGTATTCTTAAAACCACACCCTGACTATCCAGACATGAAGGATATTTCTATGATGAAAGGTAGGGAACCAAAACCGCTGACAGATTGTAATGGTTTTTGTGGAGTTAATGACTTGGAAAGGAATAGCACTGAAGATGAAATTAACTACGAACCAAATCCAAAACAACTTTTTCAAAGTTGAAGCGCGAGGGCAAATTAATTTATGGGACAACGCAGACAGTAAACTATGAAAAACGGACAGCCATTATTTTTGCACTTTGTTATAAACTTTTGGCGCACCTTCGGGGTGTCGAGTTGCACACGGAAAAATCAGATGCGCACTGAAAGCAACATAAGAAACTTAATTCTTGCGCCAATTGTTTTATAACGGTTTGTGTATGAAAATGTAAAATTATGATTTTAACCTAAAAAAGTAACAAATGGATACACTGTTTAATATACCACCGAAAGTAAGCGAACCACGTAAAGAACGCTGCAAACATTGTAAGTACTTTACGTGGTTAGAATATAATTACCCTGTAAAAAAGTTCTTTTATTGCAAGCTAAGAAAGAGTAACCGAACAGATAACGGACTGTTGAAAATTAAGGCTAACCAAGTGGCTTGCGATGGATACGTACACAGTAAATAATTTTATTTTTTATACACTTTGTTATGCATTTTTAAAAATAATGGAATGAAACACTTCGTAAAAGAATGCACCTGTGAGCAATGCAGGTACGTTAAAAATAAACGCAAAAACAGAAAGAACAAAAAACGTATAAAACGAATGCTTAACAAGAAACGCAGAAAGGCGAAAGATGGGGACAAACCCATTATTTTTTATTGGGCATAACGCCTGGCGTATGTCGCGTTGCGAAATAAACCACTAAAATTTGATACGAGATACACAGTAATAATTAAATATTTTGACATGGATAAGATAAAATTTGTATGCGAACACTGTAACCACAGTATGGATATTGAAATAACTAAGGAAATGCCACACGGTACAGTTGCTGGATGGTGTAACTACTGCCCTAAGTGCGAAGATGAAATGGGCGACTATTACGATGAATGGTTTGTTGATGAGAATGACAATGTACTTGAATTGTGCTAAAAAATATTTAATTATGGAAATTACAGACAAAAGTAAAAACGAAACTACAAACCAAGCAATGCAATATTACGCATTGTTAGCAAACGAAAGTGAACTGTTATTTGCTTTTTTTATGTGGTTTCGAGAGAATGGGGAAAAATACATGAATGAAAGTATTGAGAAAATGATTCAGACATACTTGAAAAGCAAATTATAGTTGCTAACGGTTATTGTATGAATAGTAGCCGATTTAAGCACATAATTAAGTAGATACAAAATAAATTAATTACATAGTAATAGCTTTTAAAAAGACACCTTAACGGGCTATTATTTATACAAATTGTTAGGGTGCGTTTTTGATATGGAAAAAGAAATTAGAATAAATGTAGTTGCACCAGTAGAGTGTACAGACGAACAGTTCCAAGAATGGTGTGAATACTGTTTAGGATATAGAGGCGGTATAAGTGTAGACAACCCATTACACGAATACGATTTAGAAGCTACTTACGTGGATATTTAGTCTAATGCACCCTAACGTTGCGTGCAAGTTATCGTAACGATGCCGGAATACAAACGAATTTAATTTAAAACACAAAAATAGAAATTATGAAAATTTTGATTAGAAAAATTAGTTATGCAATTTGCATTGTGTTATTAACCTGTGCTTTTTGCCTTGCACAGGATTTAGCTATGAGCATAAACGGTGGAGATTTAACAGTATATGCCACCAATACCACTGAACAAAAAAGCGCAGGCAGTGATACGACCATAATAAAGCTGATGATTGAATACAAAACTGAATGCTACAATGATAGCACTTATGTAGAGTGGCTTAAAATAAACGAATCACCATCATATACAGATGCTATAACAGGAATGACATCGGCGTTGAGTATATTTATTTCACCGACCTTGATAAAAGAGTGGCAACACAAAGAACCTACGTTTAAAGACTTTGTGCGTTGGGTGGCAAAAAAGTATGGTTTATAACGGTCTGTACATGAATTTTAAAAAACGGATAAAATGAAACAAAGTATTAAATGTTGTGACTGCTTCGCCAAAATGAGGCATCACTTTGATTGGTTTAGTTACCAAAATGATAGTAAGCAAAAAATTTACTGTATGCCAAATCTGAAAAGTTGTGACGGACATACAAAGTTGAGCATTAACCACTGCCCAAGTTGCGGCAAGGAAATAAGGAACATAGAACTAATTGACGAGTAGTTTTTTATTATTTATGTACTTTGTTATTAATTGGCGTGGCGCTGTGAAAATCAAAGCAGAAGAATGTAAGCAATGAGTAAGACTTGCACCTACCGTAAAAGCCGTTCCGCCACGCTTATTTATAACGGTTTGTGTATGTTTAGTAGCGTCAAATCCCGCTCCGCTGCTGATTAAATGCACCGAACTGTCTTGTTTTAAATTTTTGGGCGGGGTTTATTCTTAAATTTTTAATCATGGGTAATTTATTAAAAAAAGACGAAACTTCAACAGTAATTATTTTGTCAAGACTTATAGAGCAAGTCGTACATTACAGAAATATTCTTTCACCAAACTCTTCCATAACCGATAAATACAGAAGGCAGTTGGTATCAGATTTTGAAAAATTGAAAGAAGATATCAGAATGCTTTCAGAACGTTATCTGTCAATTGGTTTTGACCAATGTAATGGTCAACAATTGGACGAATAATGTGAGCAATAGACTCGTCACAAGAAGGACTGTCGCTCAATAAAGTCGTATCTAGACAATATGTTATTTTATCTAAAACCTTTATGTACGACTCTAAACGAATAAAAGATGCTCCTGATTGGTTGTATGACTAATAAAAAAGCCGGAACAATCGGCCCGGCTTTTTAATATATTTTTGAATCTTATTTTTTGCTAATCCATAATTGAACTAGGCTTACAATTGCATCCGCAACAGCTATAAACGCTTTCCTTTCCATTTCGTCATCCAAGAAAGGGACATCTATTTTTTCGTCAGCCATAATAGCCGCCTTTTCTGCTGCTTCTTTCCATTTTTTCTCCCCACACAACAATGCAATTTCATTTAATTGTGCATCCATCGTATCTGGAATAATTTTATCAGCCTGTTTGTCGATAACATTCAGTGCTATTAAAATTAATGTGCCATCAAATATCTCGGCAATACCAGAATTTACCAAGTCATCAAATACTTCTGCAAGAAATCTTTTTGTCTCTTTGCTTAAAACTTTTCCGTCACTCATGATTATTATTTTTTAATGTTGTTTTTAGCTCGTTTAAGCGACTTTATCCAATTCCATGACGCTTCCCTTTGTTTGGCGGTTATCTTCCATAATTTATGCCCCAGAGTCATTAGTAGCCCACTTCCAAGTGAATACTCAATTACATTTTCTAATGATGGACTAATTAAATCAGGTTTTGCAAGCATAACCGCTTGAAATATCATATATGCCACACTTACTCCGGTTGTCTTTTTCCCGTCAATTGATTTGTGTATTTTTATTGCGGCTTTCTTCATCTTACCTTTCTTAATCGTTTAACTACGCTTCTAAGCATTTGCATCATGTATTCTTCGTAATTCATGCCAGTAGCATAACCAGCTCTTGCAATCTCTTTTAAATACAACTCTGGTATTTCACGTACTGCCAATGCTCTTTTATAACGAGGATTAGCAAATATAAATTCAGCATAATGCCGAAATGAATCCGCTGGGGTGTCGTATTTTCGAAACCACGTTTCGCAATCATATTTGTACATCTGTACTTTTCCCTTCATTACCGGAGTTATGGAGTGGATTACCGGGAACTTAGCGTCCGGTGTGGGTAAATATTCTTTTGTCCGGATTAGTTGTTCGTTTCCGTTAATTCCGTCAATGTCCTTAATCCCGAACATCATATTTCCGGGCCCTTCTTTCCAGCCACTCTCGCCGGCACTCTGCGCCAGCATTGCTACAGCTGATATTCCAGTCTCGCGCTCTACCTTTTGCGCTTCTGGGTAATATTTTTTTACGTAGTCGAGTGCTTTCATTATATTTCAGTATTTTCAAGATTTTTTAACTGTTGTTTCTTAATCTCGTATTCCAATTGCTCATTTCTTTTCTTCAGTCTCAGAATAGATAACCAAACTATACCACCAGCGATGCCTACTATCCCCGCAACTATACTTATGCTATCGTCAATTACATTTGAAAACTTAGCAAGTATAGAGGTCAGCGAACCAACCGCCCAAAGGAAGAAACTTAATATCTGTGCTACGTACCTCATGCAAAAATCAACCATAATATTCCGAATGCTAATATAGATATGCTAATTGCTGTATAGACCCAAAGATCGTGCGTCCCAACACCTGATAGCATTAGAATATCTGTAATCAGGCAAAAGCCTGAATAAATTATACTTATTTTAACTAATCTCTTTAATGTCCCTGTCGTGTAATTTAGAAGAATGAAAAATAATCCAAAAAGCGCAATACTATTACCCTCGAAATAAAAGAATGTAGTAATTTCTGAATTTTCAAAACTGAACGAATGGAATACTAACCTAAATCCCATCCAACATAGCAATGATATTACGCCTATTTTTTTCATTCGTTTGTCCCCGGAGGGTCTTTTGGTCTTTGGTCTTTTGATTTCACGATGGGCTCAATAGGTTCAATTTTTCAGGAACCTCAATTTTCTTTTCTTTTTTAATCATGATATTAATTTTTATAAAGATAACTATTTTTTGTTTAACAATTTATTTACTTTTTTCAATCTCGACTATGTGCCTGAATACTTTTTCTTTGCTAATGGTTTTTGAAATTTCATAGCCTTCATTAAATAATGCCATTATCTCATCATTGTACTCTTTTTGGTCTTTAAATATTATCGTTCTTTTCATTTTTTAAAGATTTAATATTGTTTTACATTTATGGATAGCCGCATCAATATGGTATATAATAATAGCAGTAACTCCCCACCACCTCCATTGTATCTCTACTTTTGTATTGCTCCATAAATAGTTAATATTTTTTAGGATATTCATAATTGATTTCTATTGGGTATTCAACTGATTCTCAAAACCAGATAATCTAATCCATGCTGTTTCGAGTTGTTTAAAGTCAGGCAATCCCTTTACATTATCTTTCCCATACTTTTCGATTAAGCGTTGATACCGGCTCCATAAAACTGCTTTCTTATCAGCAATACTATTAACATTATCTCCTTCTAAATAATACTCAGTATCAACTTTAGTCACTTGAATTGTGTCGGTTACAGAGAATAAATTAGCAAATTGCTTTGTCAAATTATTCACTGCGGTTAAATACTGATTAATCTCAGTTTCATAATGAATCGTGTCGAGATTAATATCCTGTCGTTTTTTGTACTGCTCCCATTCTCGAACAATTCGAGCCTCCTGTTCACCTACTTTTAAGACCATAGTTTTGACATACGGTATATCAGTTGGAATTACTTTCTCCGTTACATAATACTGAGCTTGACTTGATGCAATTGCCGAGATTGCGATTATTGCGACTAAAATTAACTTTTTCATTTGTTGTTTATTAATTATATTCTCCTATTAATAATGTTCTTAATTTATAATTGGTCTCCAAAATAACTTGTTAGAACAAAATATATAGTTGCCCCAGTTGTATGAGATATATCTACACCAAGGTAACTTCCGCTTAATGCTGGCGTTACTGTTATATTTGTTGGATTTGAATCATATGTTTTATTATAATGTATAGAAGGAGTACCATTGTCGTAAGTTCCACAACTAACCCATTTAACAAGACCCAAGTAGTTTCCATTAACATCAGTGAATACTATTGAAGCATTTGCCACTACCATTTTATTACTCACACTTATTGCTGTCCCAGAAGTTGAATGCCAACCACTAGTTGATGCTCCAAGATTACCACTATATACATCTATTTCGCCACCTCCACTAGTTAGCAGATTAGTTTCTACCCCCGATTCATCCAAATAGTAAAGGTTATTGTCATCTTTTGGGTAGATAGTTCCATAATTAGTGGAACTTGCCGGGGTTGTTCTTTCTTTGATTCTGAATATGCCATCCATTAGCGAAGTTCCAGTTACAGAAAGATAACTGGATAAATCCGCGTACCCTCCTTCGAATCCTGAGCTGGCATTAATAATATTTCCAGACACATCCCCCGCTGCGATTAGGCTAGCCGATAAATATGCACTCCCTGTTACTTGGAACATGTAAGCACCATAATCGGCAACACTCCCCACTCTTACCTCATCGGTAATTGTAGCAGGTGCAATGGCTCCGGTTAATGTTTGCCACTTACTTGTACCAGTAGGAGCAGCCCAGATTCCATCACCTCGCCAAAAAGTAGATGCACTTGCACTTGTCCCAGAATTAAGATTACCAACCGGTAAATTACCAGAAACATCAGAAGCTAATGAAATTTGAGCCTGAGTAGTGACAACCCCAGTAGTTGTAGCCGACTTCATAAATCCAGTTGACAATGAACCTAAAGCCTGCTCATTTGTTAAAGTTCCATTTGCTGTTTGTGTAATATATGTCGCATCAGTTGGTGCGCCACCGCCTCCTGTCAAATCATACTCCGCTGTGCTAGTTGTGAAATATATTTTCTTATCAACTGAACTCATCCATAAATCACCTACCGAGGAAGTTTGACCTGTTGGCGCGAGGGGTCGGCCTAGTAATCTCATATAGTTTCCACTTGCTAAAATAATATTTCCACTGGTTAGCCATAAATTCCCATTCGTTAATGTTTGGTCTCCATTAAAAGAATTCGTACCACCCGTTCTAGCAAATCCCGTATGCCCAGAACTTGCGTAATCCAATTCTGTTAATCCTGAGTGATTATTAATACCACTTATTTTTGCATTATTAACCTCAACTTCATCAAATTTCGCCTTAGTCATTAATCCGGCTCTCGTCCCATCTGCACCAACCATCGTTGCATTAGTTCCATCGCTTGAATTAATATCGACGGTTGTAGTTGTAGCTGTTCCTTCTGATAAGTTGGTGGTGATATTAGACACCACCGGAACTCCACCAATTGCCAAACTACTAAAATCACCGTCGATACTTGCGTCTTCTACTTGTGATTTGATTAACGATTGTGTGCCTAATGTTGCTGCTGCGTGGGTTACTGTGCCTACTGATTCAATTGAACCATCAACTAATAAATTATTATCTCCTGGGTCACTTTCACCGCCAACATGTAACCCGCCATTTATAGCTGTTTTTGCAAGTGGTGTAGTGAAGCCGATGCCGACGTTGCCCTTCAAGACAGTCTTAGTAATATCGTCATTGCCTAGAACAACGGAATTGCTTCCTGCTCCGTGCGTATTATAACCAATCACAATTTCATTTATACCGCCATCTGCTAGAGCTCTAGTATCATACCCTAAATATAGGGAGTTAGAAGAGGTCTCATTCTCAGCACCACTGATTATATATCTGCCAGATTGATAACCGTTGGCTGTATTATAGCGGCCAGTGGTATTGGAGTAGAGAGATTGCATCCCGTTGGCTGTATTATAGTAGCCAGTGGTATTGTAGTAGAGAGATTGATAACCGTTGGCTGTATTATAGTAGCCAGTGGTATTGGAGTAGAGAGATTGCATCCCGTTGGCTGTATTATAGCTGCCAGTGGTATTGTAGAAGAGAGACCGATAACCGTTGGCTGTATTATAGTAGCCAGTGGTATTGTAGTAGAGAGATTGATAACCGTTGGCTGTATTATAGCTGCCAGTGGTATTGTAGTAGAGAGACCGATAACCGTTGGCTGTATTATAGTAGCCAGTGGTATTGGAGTAGAGAGATTGATAACCGTTGGCTGTATTCTGGTTGCCAGTGGTATTGTAGAAGAGAGATTGATAACCGTTGGCTGTATTATAGCGGCCAGTGGTATTGTAGTAGAGAGATTGATAACCGTTGGCTGTATTATAGTAGCCAGTGGTATTGGAGTAGAGAGATTGCATCCCGTTGGCTGTATTATAGCTGCCAGTGGTATTGTAGAAGAGAGACCGATAACCGTTGGCTGTATTATAGCTGCCAGTAGTGTTGTAGAAGAGAGATTGAGAACCAAACCCAGCATTCCTATTATCGCTCAAATCATCAATAGCACCAGCACCGTACCCGAAGTAAGTAGAATTACCTAATCCTGTTTGATATACACGTCCTGCCACTTCAAGTTTAGTACCGTCATCGTAAATTAAACTATTACCAATCGAATTAACACCTGTGAATTTTGAAACGTAATTCGTTGTTCCTGACACGGAAGTATTAATAGTGCTATTAATCTTACTAGCACTCCACAATTCAGTCGCGCTTGTCCCAGCATCATTAATAATTCTATGCTGTCCGATTGCGTAATTTAACAATCCATCGTGATTTATTTCTGAATCATTGGTTGTAATTGTATTTATTGCTCTAGTTAATCCAGTTGAGAAGGTTAATGGAACTTCGTAAGCCACGTTACTTCCGGCAGTTGCTAATCCTTTAGCATTTATTGTTACATTATTATAAGTTCCAATATTTGAATTAACTGTTGCAAGTGTTAATGCTGTTGCCCCCGTTGCATCTCCTGTGTGAGTGGCGTTTGTAATTTTAGCAGTATTGGCAACAACACTTGAATTATTGCTAACTTCTGTATCGAAGTCGCTTATTTGAGTCGCTAGAACGGCATGTGGATTACCCGTAACAAGTAAACTATGGTCATAAGCTATTTTACCTCTATCCCCACGATATGCAGTTACGGATGTTTCCCCTAATGCTAGATTTGAAGTGCCTGAGTTATCAGTAATTACAAATGCAGGGTAAGTTCCTCCGATTGTCACATTAGCACCACCTGAGAAAGAAACGGTTTTATCAAACAGCTTAGTAGTTCCTTCGGTAATATCATCTGTATCATCATTTAGTTTATTAAAATAATTGGTTTCGATGTAGGATATATCACTAACATTCTGATTTATGTCAGTTCTGTGAGCTGTTATTGAATCAGCATTTATTTGTATGTTGGTTGTATTGGTGTTTATATCTGTTCTCAAATTATTAACGGTATCATTCAATCCAATAACCTGAAATTGCGTTAACCGGAATCCTGTTGAATCAAAATCAGTCAGTAAAATATTTCCTTTAGGAATTGAGGTAAGGCCATCCTCACTGGAATTTACTACCATTATATCGTCACCTCTACCAGCATAAGAAGTGAATACGTCACCTAAATCAATAAAATTATTAGCCCCAGAACCCCCGGCTCCTGCCCCTATTCCGGGAATCGCAAGGTCAATATAATCGACATCGTTTCCTGTTATTGGGTCTGTTACTGATACTATTCTGCCATGTACGGCATTAGTATAATTATCTCTTGTTTGATACACAACCAAAGCAACTTTTGCAATTTCCTTAACAGGAAGGTTCTGTAATATAGTGGCAGCATCTGCCAGTCCGCCATCAACTGCATCCTGTTCGTCTGCATACGAAGCATGCCCGGGAATTGTGCCATATTTCAATCCGAGTGTATTACTGACAAGCATCAGATAATATACGTAATCTCCATTTGTTGCCTCGCTTAATTGCCACGAACCGCCGACATCTTCGTTATACGCAAGTCTACCCGTACCTGTTGTAATTACACCAAATCCTGCATTTGTAGCCCTTAACCAAGCAGAAGTACCATCTTTATAAAATATTGAATATCCTTCTGCACTTACTGTTGCTGGAACAGATGTTTTAATGTCTTCATTTCTAATAGTACCAGATAAGTTTCCATATTGGGCATGAGAATCTGAATTACCTGAGCCATCAATATCGAAATCGACTAATAATATAGGCTCTATAATAGTACAACCATGAACATCATATAAAGCACCTTTAGTCTTTCCATTCATGTCGAAAGTGTGAAATTCGTTGTTGACGAAGATAAAAGTCCCAAAAGTAAGAGAATGATAAATATTCATTATTCCAGGATACCTTTCCTTTATTTGTCGTGATTCAGTATCGGTAGGGTTAGCAATTTCCGTTATCTCACCTTCATCATAATAAAGCAAATGAATTCCTTCTACATTCGAATAAACAAATGTATCCGCTGCAAATGCATACTTTTCTCCATCTTGATAATGATAAAATTCATCACCCGGAGTTGCAGTCAATATCAGTGTTCGCGTTGGTCCATCTAAACTTAGCCCAACATTGTCAGGAAAACTATTATCGTCAGCATCCGGCCATCCAGTATAGCCTTGTTGTTCTACTGTTACTGCAGATGTTCTAATGTCAACTATTATTGTACCATCAGTAGCATCTATCTTTCCTGGACTGCCTACTATTGTCTCGTAGTGCCCTCCTATTGGTCTGGTAATGGTTATTTCTCCGTCACCATTTAGGTATAAGAATTTAACGCCAGCATAAGCCAGTGTGTTTAAACCTCCTACTTCTCCAAACTTAGTTACCCATCCAAATGTTAAAGGTGGAATATCATGTGTTGCAACAGCTATTAACGTTGACTTGTCTTTATATCGAGAATCTGCTAAGAATATTTCAGGTGAGCCAAATTGATCACCACTAGGTGCAACTATTATTCCATTATGTATTGTATCTTCTGTATTGTTATAGATTCTTATTAAGTTTTCTAGTCCAATATTAACAGTCACACCCTCTATTTCATTATAATAGGCTAGGGTATGTTTTATAGAATCGTAAAACGTTTTGCCTTCTTGATGAGTAAGACCTGATTGTAATGTGTATTGAATTGAGTCATGTGGATTAAATAACTGTCCCCAAAGGATATTCATATCTAACCTGTATCCATAATCGAAAGCTTTGGTGTCAAGTTTCTCGAACATATTTGTAGGCAAAGAATGGGAATCGCCATTTCCGGCTGACTGGTAAACATATCCGATTTTACCTTGAAATGGCGCAAATCCAGCTCCGAAAATATCCACTACCGTAATAGTAGGCGATGCGGTTGTATCTATTACTAAATACCTTAATCCGCGATTGTCCATTAAGTAATTACCATATTTAAACGGGAAAGCACCTGGTTCGCTTAAATCTAATGGTAGCACGTCAACAGTGAATGTATCCGTATTAATAAATACTACGTTGTCCAAATTTGTACTCCATGCTATTTTTGGAAGATACTGAGTATAATCCTGAGACATCGAGAATAACGGAAGAAATAATAGTACTATCAGTATTTTTTTCATTATTGAAGTAGGATTTCCAATTTTAATTTATAAGCCGTATAAAATACACTGATTGATTCAATTGTCACATTATTGTTGTCCATTAATATTCCAGAATAGGCATTATCGAAATTCCGTAATTGTCTGTAAAAATCTCCCGAAGTATTATAATAAACTGTTGTATTCGCATGGTATCTACTTAATCCATGATTTACTTGCAAATCTCCCCCCGAAGCACTCAATACCCACCCCGTTGGATAGTCTGTACCCTCAACTGCTGCTGCCACACTCCCCGCTAAAGTGCCGTTAATGGGTAGTGTAATTTCGTAAACAGTTTGCGCCCCAGTCGCAGATAGCATACTGTCAACCGTCCTCTGCGTATAGAATATGTCTAAAGAGTCGGAATATTGAACATCTCTCCCATCTGTCAAAGTAGAATCTATTCTTGCCCCTGCATACCACCATACCAAATAACCGTTACTTGGTTGATATATTATCGAATCCCATCCATTCCCCGATCCTGCTGTGTTTAGAACAAATTGCCGTGTTGCTGCAATAGTGTCATTGCCATCAATTTGAGTAGTTCCCCTCAGTGAATCACCAGTAATTATCAACTCGTAAGAAGCCTCAACTCTTTCTCCTTTTATTTGTGCATTGCCAGCTAATACTATAAGTGCAAGTGCTAATATTAAAATTATTTTTTTCATATCAATTTATTTATAATCCCATTCTACTACTATTCCTGTTAAATCAGCTTCCAGTATAGTCAGCTGAAACCCTGTCAATGATGGCTGATTTGCATCCACAAACCCCCACGACATTTCATATCTTCGCCATACTCCACTTGGCTGTTGAACCATTTTATACACCTCTGGTTCTCTGCCTATCGGAATTGATGTGTATGGTATGCCAAATGGTACTGTAACGTTAGGTGAACCCAATCCAGACAATCTCCCTTTTTCTGGATGATCGTCCTCTAGTAAATTCTCCAAAGGTACTTTGAATGGTTCACTTCCGAAATTTATACTATCTATTACAATGTACAGCGAGCTAAGCGGTACTGCGCCAGAGATATACGTGTCTAATGCTCTTATTCTTTTTTGTGTCATAATTATCCAAAGTCAAATTGTACATCTTCTGCTCCCGTAAAATCACCAACCTCACTTACCATTAAAATAAATGTGTCAGACACCGATCCTGATCCAAATCTATACCTAAGCGATATTTTTGTATGTTCTCTATCAAGATCATGTATTAGCGATTCGATTCTACCAATACTAATCTTGCTCTTGAAATATTCGTAGTCGTAAATGCCTTTTAATTTTATTTCTTTCCCAACTTTTGTTCTTGTTGTAACATCAAAAACGACTGGTATATTATTTATTTTAGCGTCCAGAAAAATTCCCTCATACTTGTATCTATTTAAGATATTACTAAGTGCTAAGTTGCCATTTTCAAAATCAGTATTAGAAATCGGGACTTTTGATATTACTGCATTATAATTACTGTCGTGATTGATCAGTATCATGCCATTCTCAATGTCAGATGGGTTTTCTATGCAATACCTAATATCGGTTGTTATATTCTTAGTTGCCAATGTATTTCTAATGTCCTCATTCCTTTTATTTGATACTATTTTATCGTAAGTTATATTATTGTCATTGAAGTCTTTATATCCTGAATTCGCTATCTGGAAATTAACCAGAGAATACATTTCAGATTTATCAAATTTCCACGATGATATTTCAGTAAGTAATTCCATATTATTCAAATATGGTGTGTTAGGTGTTGCGGTTTTGGTTATGTCTAAAATTACTTTAGCTTCATCAATGTATTTTAAATGCTCTAAATGCAATACCCCAAGAATATCAACCCACCAAAATATCTGATTATTAAATAATGCCTTTAAGTCAGACATCAAGTCCTTGAAGTTAATTTTAAGGATGGAATCTTCAGAGTCAGTATTTATTTCTTTTAATTGATAGGTATGTGCGGCAGCTATTTTGTTTAACCAATTCTCTGTCCCCTGTTGGTACGCATAATTTACATTTGCGGACACATCAGGAATGTCAGAATCAGGATCGTTCCAAAAGAATACAGAATTAATATCGTTGTTTACTAATGATAAAAATGTGCCGTTATAAACATCTTGTACTATTTCTCTAAAATCTCTCGTTTGGAGCACTACCGATTCCACAGATGATGGATATACTTTATTAGATTTTAGTCTTACGTCCCACTCAAGGCTTGCGTTTGTTCCGCCTGCATCGTCTATGTCTCCTAGATTCCATTCAGTTATTGTTCCATCGAAAGGCTTCTTAACCCATAATCTTTCATTATTAGAATTATCATATTCGGTGTCAGTCCATCCTGATACTGGAGGTGTGTCACCCTGAGCTACATATTTCTCAAATCTGGAATATTTACATAGCGCATGAGTACTTGCTTTGTGTACTGTATTAAACCATCCACCCCACCAAAAATCAGAATACACTTCTACCTCTGACAATTCAAATCCATAAGGCTCTAATACTGCCCCGATGTCATTTCCTGTACCCATATATAACCCACTTATAGGAATTACATTTATACCAAGCTCTGCTATGACAGATGAATCGATACTGGCGGCAGTGCTATATGGTGCATATAGGTTGGAATTAAGTAAGGTATCTTTCGGTGAGCCATCTATGTTAAAATAAGAAGCTAGTGTAGGTATGGTTGAATCATAATTGCTTTTAAGTATAGAATCAGTAACTCCCATTTTAAACTCAGTCCATATCTCGTAAGTTTTAAGGCTAGATTCTTGAATTTCTACTGAAACATCTGTTGTTGCGTATGCAATATTCGTAGTACTTAATTCAATCTTAATGTCATTATAGTTTACTGTGCAGGTAGGGTTCAAACTGCATATAACTCTAACCCAATCACCTTTAGGTATTGTTATGTCTACATTGTATGATTCAGACAGTGTGCCTGTACTGAGCGCACTGCCTAATGCTCCGCTATATATCTGATTGTCATCATTGTCATATACCTCTAATATGAACCATGATGGTGGTGTAGGGTCCGCTATTAATATTTCTGCATTTATGTAAACGGAAAAAGCCGCATCGTATTCCACTTTTGAATTTACAAATATACCTCCCGTTTTGTTGCCTAGTAATATGTCGGTAGGAGTCTGAGCTTCATCCATGTCAGAAATACTTAGTTCAACAGGAAGGTTGTGTGATTGACTAAAATCAATCCCCTTCATGTCGGGATCAATACTCCATGTCGATTTTCTTATAATTGTTTCCCCAAAAATAGGTACTTCGGTTTCCCAGTTTTCAACGAGATCCGTATATTGGTCTAATATCGTAGGTGTTGCTATGACAATTCCACTATCTTGGTCGAACTCACAATCATTCGTACCAAAATAACCTCTTATGACATTTGATGAATCAGGATCTACAAGGCTTGCAGGAAGCGTTACCTTCATTCTTATCTCCTGATCTATCGAAGCATTTGCTATTATATTATATGTTTCTGCTGCCGACCCTGTAAGATTTGGATTGTTTTTAAATGTTACCTGCCCCCATGAGTAACGGGTAAACATTTCTTTATTAAATGGAGCTTTTTTAAATTGCTCAATATCAGGAACTATCTCTACCCAATTAGCATTGTCGTCATCGTTCCATTCCGAGTTCTTAGGAACAGTCCAATCTAAAAAGACTTTATATCTAGTATTAAATCCCATTTATCAATTTTCACAAAGTTATAGATAAAATCTATACATCATTCATAGGTTGCAGATAATCTTTCAGTTTGAACTTCCAGTTTATGATTAAAATATCACTATAGCTAAAGTTCTGTGCGGTATCCGCAGTCTCTATGTCATATATTTCATTTGAATCATTCTTGTAGGTGATAGTAACTGTGCCGTTTGTTGCAACCACCCTTAGTCCAGCTAAGAAATTTAACGTTTTCCTGTACCCTGTAATCTCGAACTCCTGTGCATGGTTACGTGAATTGTAATAAGGGATATTGCCATATGTTTTTGAATCACCCTCTTCTTCTACATCGTATTCTTCCCTGAATCCGTTCTTTCTAACTTCAAGATAAACTAAATAAGTGAATCCGGTCATGTTCATCTTAAGACTACTTATGGATATATCGGCAGTTGTCGCTTCAATTTTTAAATATTCAGAAACATCTGTTTTCCAACAAAATACATCAGTATATAACTTGCTTGCATCATAGGTTATTTCGACGTAATAAAAGCCATCATCTTTGCTAGTTAATGTTGCTCCCAAAAATATCAATCTACTATAAACTGTCCCTGCATCATTGGTATCGTTTTCAACTGTCACTGAGCCTGTCGAAACTTGAACATCATTAATATCAAACAATTTATAACTGGCAGTAATTATCGTTCCTGTTACTATTATTTGAAAAGCAGGAATTTTATTCGTTTCAAAATGATGTAAAACACGAATATTTCCAGTATTGTCATATTGGCGATTAGCCTTCGTTTCGTAAATCCCTAATGTATTATAGCTATATATCATATCTTGTAGCGTCCAACGAAGCCTTTTCTTCGCACTATCTTATAATTACCTTCGTATGTTGTTGACTCACTAGTATTCTTGTTTATTTGCCTTAATTGACTATTTGTTGATGACATGTCAATCATGTTGTATGTACTATTCATCGCTTCGTTTGCTAAAACACTTGCAATTCCATCATTCGGAATAATATCTGTACCTGAAGGCAAGTTCATTACAGTAGGCGTACTTGGAGTGAGAAACATTTGACCGCTTGGTAATATTCCCAATTCTGATCCACCTGCTTTTGTTGGGTCTCCCTTCTTGTCTCCTACTATCGCTTGTCCACCTTCAAAGTTTTTAACCCCCTCAGCAAAGGATGGAAGAGGCTTGGCTAATACTGCTGCTAATTGTGCTGCTCCTATACCTCCAACGACAGCAGTTAATATTCCTGCTGAAATACCGAAATCAAATTTAGGAACCTGTGCCCAAATACCAATAATAGCCTGAGCAGTACTTAATCCAATATTAAATGCTGCTTGCGCTTTGGCTGCTTTAGCCTGACGTTTCGCAATCTTTCTTTCCTCTGCCTCAAACTTACGCTTGGCAACCAATTTGGCTGCTTCTGAATCTCCTGCAAGTTGCGTTTCTCTTTCGTAGCGGTTTTTTGCTCGCTGAAGTTGATTGTCAGAAAATTGTTGCTGAATATTAAATCCTGCATTTACATTCTCAGAGATGAACGCAAATGTTTTTTCAAGTTCTTCTCGTTTTAATTTTTCGGTTTCTACTGTACCCTTACGGACAGTTTCTTGTAATTTCTCTTCAAGTTGTTTTTGTTTTTCTGCTGCATCTTCTTTTGCCTCCACCGAAGTTATCGAGCTATCAATTATGGCTTGCTGTGCATTATACTCTATCGTTAATAAATCAACAGCAAGTTTTATATTTATTGCCTTTATTTTGGATGCCCTGTTTTTAGCGTCTAATATTTGTTGGGTGTATCCCTTCTGGATAGCTACCCTTTGAGTATCGGCATCTGCAAAAATAGATGCTACTTTCTGGTCACTAAATCTTTCAAAATCTTCTTCACTTGAATCGAAGAATTTCTTATCTATAAGAGTATTTCTCTTCAGGCTTTCGCTTAATACATTAGATTGTGCCAAGGCAGCATTTTTTTGCGTGTCTATCCGTTGCTTCGCATTAGCATTTGCAGATTTAGCTAATTCATCATTTTGATCTTTTATAAATTTAGAAAGTTCTATTCCTCTTTTCATTTCGGCGACATTGCCGCCATCCCCTAGTTCGCCGAGACTGTCTAATTCTACTTTTTTTAACGCTATCCGTAGCTCCATCTGACTCTTCTCGATAGAAAATAAATCCTTTCCTGTTTTTTTATTTGTTTCAGCAAGCCTATTTGCAACTTCAATTCTTGCCTCTGTGAATGCAATGTCCTTGAACGAAAACGTTTCGTAGTTTTTAGATATAGCATCTAAATTTGACTGCTCTTTATCACTTAATCCCTTTTGTTCCTTCTTTAGGAGAAGAAAATCTCTAGTTATTTTTATTGCATCTAATGATTTTTTATTGTTTTTTTGCTTTAATACTAATTCTTTTTCTTGTTGTATTAAAACAGCTTCGTAAGTAACGATTCCTTTAGACATGAAATCATTCGTACTGATAAGACTATCTTTTAAACCCTTAGATGTTTGATTAGCAAATGATTTTGTATCTTTTTCTGCTTTGTCTAACTCCTTTTCGTATACGTCGAAACTAAATGGTTTTATAGACGCTCCTTCCTTATCTGCATCCATGAGTGATTTACGTCTTTCAACATATTGCTCAAATGCCTTAGAAGCAGTATCCATCCCAACTCCGATCTCTTTCATCTTCGCTATCCACGCGTTCAGATTCTTCATGTCAGCCAATGGCGATTTTCCTACATCTTCTATTTTATCAAAATAATCTACTATCTCATTTGCTCCCTTGCCGATACTATCACTTAATCCTTCTAATCCACCTAATTCATTAACCATCCCTAGCGTCCACCGCAGTTTAACTATCTGATCGTTTATCTCATCAATTACTGATATATACACGCTGCTTGCCTGTAATTCATCAACAAATTTTACCCACGAAGTTTTCAATCTTCCATGAGCCGCTGCTAGGTTATTAACTCTGTTTAGGGATTCTATACCATAAGCCTTTTCTAATGCGACTGCGAATTTAGGTAATGCCTCTGTGGACAACACTGACCCTGCCTTCAGCATTTTATCAAGTTCGACTATTGATACACCAACTGCATCAGCCATAATTCCCATCGCCCCTGGAAGTCTTTCACCTAATTGTCTACGAAGTTCCTCAGTAGTTACTTTACCCTTTGAAATCATCTGCTCCAAAGCAAGGAACACACCGTTCACTTCATCGGTTTTTAATCCTAATACTGCTGCTGCCTTTGCCGTAGAATTAAAAATTTTCATTGTTTCCCTAGCAGACATATTGGACTGCATTGATGCTGCTCGAAACTTTATGTATCTTTCAGTAAGTGTCAATATGTCCTGTCCGTAATTTATTACAGTTTTTGTTAGGAATATATTTGTGGCTGCATATTCTTTTGTGTCCTTTATTATTGTTCGCATAGAAAAGTCAAGTGAATCTAACTTTTTAGTCATATTCAATAAGTCTCTTGTGAAGAACTGTACAATCCTGTTTAGCCCAAACATCGCGGCTGCATATATCCCAACTGACCGAACTAAATTCTTTAATCCACTTGTTTTTTTCTTCCTTGCAGATTCTTCTTTTTTGTCAGCCATCGACTTATCTCTAGCGGCTTTCTTCTCAAATGCTGCAACTCTTTTAGCTGCGGCAATCCATTCTGCGATATCTTTCTTTTGGTCTGCTAATTTTTTCTTGGCTGCTGCCCTCCTGTCTCTGTCAGCTTTTTTCTCGAATGTTGCCACCCTCTTTGCGGCTGCAATCCAATCAGACATATTCTTTTTCTGGTCTGAAGTTTTCTTTTTATCTGCGGCTGCTACATTTTTAGCTGCGGCAATCCATTCTGCGATATCTTTCTTTTGGTCTGCTAATTTTTTCTTGGCTGCTGCCCTCCTGTCTCTGTCAGCTTTTTTCTCGAATGTTGCCACCCTCTTTGCGGCTGCAATCCAATCAGACATATTCTTTTTCTGGTCTGAAGTTTTCTTTTTATCTGCGGCTGCTACATTTTTAGCTGCGGCAAT